CCACCGGAAACTCACTTCCGGTGGCGGGGGGGTCCACCGGAAATCAGCTTCCGGTGGCCACCGGAAATCAGCTTCCGGTAAAGAACACCAATACAAGAACACCAGACAAAGAACTAAGAACTAAACCCTTTTGGTCAAAATCTGCGATTTCGACCGATGCATCTCCACCCCTTTTCGATTCACCAGACGAACCAGCCCCACCCGATCCGCGCAAGGACGCTGACCGTGAGTTCGGAGAGTTCTGGCAGAAGTACCCGCGCAAGGTAGCCCGAGGTACAGCTTGCAAGGCGTGGAAGGTGGCTCGGAAGAAGACCAGCTTCGAGGCGATCATGGCCGGGCTTGACGCGTACGTGAACTACTTCCCCCGCAAAACCGCTGACTCGTCAATGACAGCTCACCCCTCCACCTGGTTGAACGGTGAACGCTGGAACGACGACCTCACCGACAACCGCCCCACCACACCGACCCGCAACTACCAGGGTCCCTACCGAGAGACAGAGAAAGCATGGTCATGGTGAACGATATGGACAACCGGTGGCTCGACGCCGAACACGCCCGACTCACCCGCGAAGCCCACGCCCTGTGTAATGAACGGTTCCCCAGACGGTTCCGGGCCGCCACGGTTACGCACCCGGACGTGGCCGCGTGGGTCACCGAATTTCACGACCTGGGTGATGTCGCCGCCGGCCTGCTCATCGGTGGTTCGGTTGGTGCCGGAAAAACATGGCAGGCATACGCGGCGGTCCGCGCCGCGGTTACTCGGCCGGTGATGTCTCGGGCCGGGCACCCGCATTTGCATGCGTGGCGGACCATGACGTTCGCCGGATATTGCGCGTTCATGCGGCCCCGCCCCGGCACCGACACTGAGGGCAACTATCAACGCCTAGTGCGGCTCCCCCTGCTGATGGTCGATGACCTGGGTATCGCCAAGGGATCGGATTTCACTGAGGAGATCACGTACCGGTTGGTCAATGACCGGTCGGAGTCGTGCCTACCGACGGTGTTCACGACCAACTATTCCGGTCAGGACATTCAAGACAAGTTGGGTGACCGGATCTATTCACGTTTGACGCAAATGTGTCGGACGGTCGCTGTCAACGAAACCGACCAGCGTCGACAGAATGGTGTACAAACGGTCCTGGAATCGACGCACAGCCCCGAACGCCCCGGTTCGGGTACTCGCGGATGGGACGGACCACCCGCGCCCGTTACGGACGCTCACAGGCGGGCAGCTCTTGAGGCGATGCGTCGGGAGATCAGGGATCGTGGCTATGGAACGTGAACCGTGGTGCGGGGAATGCTGCGACCCGGCCGCCCGCATGACCCCATCGACCGAGGATGGGTGGGTGCCGTGCCCGGACTGCAACCCGTGGACCACACCAGAACTAGCCGAACGTCTGAACGACGGCACAGGATGACGTTCTGGGGGGCCGCTCAATGCCACGGCCCCCTCCTTGCCGCTACAGGCTGAGCCAAACGCGGGCACACAGGTCAACGAACACACCAATGTAAATCACGGGAACCTCCTTCCGAGGGGCGAAATGTGCAGACAACACGCAACATATCCCATATGTCCACTCGTGTTCGGTCGCGTAGACTTCCCGCCAGCTCAACAGCCGCCCGCCGCCGACCACCCTCGCCGGCGGGCACTAAACTGTGAGGGCATTAGATTCCTTTCGGCCCGTTCCTGCTACATACAGGGGCGGGCATTTTCATGTCCGGAACCGGTACGCTTAACGCGTCCCTGATGGGGACCTTTGTGGGGATGAAGGGTGCCGCCCGGCCTGTCCCAATCCAGACCAGGCGGCACCGAAAAGCCCACCCGCAACTGGCCGAACAGCCGATGCGGCCACCCCGGCCGGCCCGTAACGTTGACCACGCACCGACGCCCCCGCATCGGTCGCACGGTCGCCGCAGATCCTCTCCGATACCCGCGGCGGCGCCGCCCGGTCACCTTCTGACCCCGACCGGGCGGCACACCCACCCACCACGGAAGGAAACCCATGGCCACCGACGCCATACTCATCACCACCATCCTGGCCATGGCCGCCACCATCGCCGGATGCATCGCCCTCATCGTCTACCAACCCGACCCTCCCCGGACACCCCGATGACCGAACTAACGATCCTCATGGCATTACTAGCCGGCCTGTTCATCGCCTCGACGATTTCCGTGGTCGCATCGATCCTGCTACTGGCCACCGCGTTGCACAAGTGGCGGCACCGGTCCGCCCGACACGACCGCATCCGCCTCGACCACGACGAACGTATGGCCTTCGCGCAGATCGCCGCCCACTACGCGTCACCGGCCGGTTGGGTCGACGGCGCCGACCCCGATAAAGCTTTACCCACCGTGGGCCTGTCGTATCGGAATCGCTCGGGTGGGCGGTTAGGCAGGCACACGAACGGCGGGCGTCCCCCCAATGGGCAGGTAGGGGACGCCCGCCCTCTCTACGTCAAGGAGCAGCACTGTGTATCCGATCCAAGTGACCACCCCCGCGACCCCCCGACCGGATTGGTTGGCGGCGCGGCGGGCCGGTGTCGGTGCGTCCGATATCGGGATCGTGTTGGGCCTGTCCACCTACGGTTCCCCGTTCAGTCTGTATTGGGACAAGGTCGCGCCTGGCGACGATCAACAGTCCGACCTGGCGGCGACCGGCCACCACCTGGAAGCGACGGTCGCGGACTGGTGGGCTGGCGACAACCCGGACTACAAGCTCGCCGTCACGGGCATGTGGCGCAGCTCGGAACGGCCGTGGCAGCTCGCGACCCCCGACCGTCTCATCTACCCCACCTGCGGGGCCTGTGAAGGCGCTGGGCACGCGATCGTGAAACTGTCCAGGCTCGGCATGCACCTGCCCACCCTGTTCCCCTGCGTCGCGTGCAGCGGCCTGGGTTATGACCGGGACTCCCAGCCGGCCGCGGTCCTGGAATGCAAGTGGGCCGCGTGGTCGTGGGACGGGTGGGGTGAACCCGGCACCGGTGAGATACCCATGCATTACCGGTGCCAGGTGCAGTGGCAGATGGACGTCATGGGCGTGCCGGTCGCGTACGTGGCGGCGCTCGGTCCGGGTGGTTTCCGTGCCTACGAAGTCCGGGCCGACACAGCCGACCAGACGTTCCTGCGTGAACACGGCCGCCGCTTCTGGCAGCAAGTCGAAACCGGCGACGCACCACCGATCGACGACGGACACCCCGCGACCACCGACACGATCAAACGCCTCCACCCCGACCTGGTTGATGAGACCGTGGAGATCGATGTCGAGGTCGCCGAAGCTTGGCGCCGAGCAAAGGCGTTGACCAAACGGTCAGAAGCTGTCGCTAAACGGCTCGAAAACACGATACGGGCGACGATGGGCAACGCCCGCCGATCAGAGTGTAATGGACACCTAGTCGCATCCCGATCCATCACGGTAGCGACCAGCGAACTATCTGAACTCGATTCCCTCGACACCGACCCGATACTGACCGACAGATTCACACCCGGAAGGACCACCAACTACCGTGAACAACACCATCGCCTCCGCCGTCGCTAAACGCGACGCCGAACCCAACACCCCCGCCAAACTGATCAAGCAATACTCCAGCGACCTCGCGACGGTCCTGCCGTCCCACATTAACGGCGCCACGTGGGTGCGCGTAGCCCAAGGCGCATTGAAAAAAGGCAACCGCAACAAGGACGGCGCCACCGACCTGGAAGTCGCCGCGATGAACAACCCCGCCTCGTTCATGGCCGCCCTCCTGGACGCCGCACGGCAGGGCCTCGAACCCGGTACCGACCAGTACTACCTCACCCCGCGAAAGGTGAAGGGCCGGATGGAGATCCTGGGTATCACCGGGTACCAGGGGTATATCGAGCTCATGTTCCGGTCTGGTGCCGTGGCGAGCATTGTCGGGGATGTCGTCAAAACGGGCGACCAGTTTTCGTACCAGCGTGGCCGCGACGACGTTCCCAACCATGTGGTCGACTGGTTCGGTGCCGACCGTGGCCAACTCATCGGAACGTATGCGTATGCGCGCATGAAAGGCGGTGCCGTGTCGCAGGTGATCGTCCTGGGTGCCCGCGATATCGACCGCATCAAATCGAAATCAGCCAGCGCCGGTTCGGACTATTCGCCGTGGGCGACGAACCCGGAGGCCATGTGGTTGAAGTCCGCGTTCCGGCAGTTGCGCAAATTCGTGCCGACGACACCGGAGTGGATGACGGAGCTGCTACGGTCGCGCGCCGAGTCGCAGACCGTCGCGGCGAAAATCGGCGACGACGTGGCCGAGGCCCTGGCCGGCAACGAGAGCGACGACATCATCGACGGCGAATACGTCGACGAAACCGAGACCGTTTCTGCTGCCTCGACGGAGTGGCCGGAGGTTGTGAAACCTGGTACCGCTGCCAGGGTGGCTGACCGGTGAAGCCGCTGCCGGCGGTCGGAGCGATGTGGGCCGACGCCACCCTAGGTCTCCCCGTCGACAACGTCGACATATGGCGGGAATCCTGGTGCGCGACATGCCGCCACGGCGACCAGTCATGTCCCCTGTCGGGTGTCCTTGACACCGGGTACACGCCCGCCCAGATCGTCTCCACGATCGAGCACGGTACGACCTGCACCCACCACTCACCTAAAGGACACCCCGATGAACCCGTTTCTCCCCCCGCCTTTCCACGCACCGGAACCGGCCGACCCTCCCCGGCACCCCGTGCCCGACCGGTCCCATTTCACCAGCCTGTCACCAGCCCTAACCAAGGCAGTACGGAAGTGGTGCAGGGTGACGGGAGCCCTTGACGACACGGCGGCGGTCACCGGCCGGTCAGCGTGGGACGCCATGGAGTGGCAGAAATTCCTGTGGTTCGAATGGGCCGCCCAACACCGCTCAGGCGGCCCCGACCTTGAGTTGCTCGACTGGGTGTTGATCGAACCGGATGACACGTCATGAAGGCGTGCATCTACAGGCCAGACCGGCGCCTAGGCCCCGACTACCGGGGCGGGTACCCGTGCATGAGATGCGGGCTACCCGAGAGCAACGCCAGACATTCACAGCCGATACCCGACCACCCAGCAGACCGAGCAGCAGGACAAGACAAGGACGACGATGAATGATCCCCGCCCCTACTACCGGGTAGGCCGACACAACCCGCAAAACGTTTACCGCCACGACGGCCCCGACGGCCCCGACGGCCAGCATGTGGGCGTGTTCTTCACCCCCGACAAGAACGGACAGGCCGGCGACGGCGCCCATTACGCGCGCCTCGCCGTCCACGGACTCAACGCCGCGATCGTTGCCGGCGCCGAACACGGCGCCCAGGCGGACGCCTCAGAGGAGACGTGGAGCAAGTTCGTCAACCACCCCGACAGCGAATATGCCGTCCCCGTGGAGCAGTCAGGTGGCGACACGTACACGATCGGTGACCCCGGCACCCCACCCGACGAATACGACCCCCCGGTGACCCCCCGGTACGTGTGGCTGGTCGCCTCCGCGTTGCAACCAGGGTCGAGGATGCACGCCGTCCCCGCAGTCCGGATCAGGGAAGGGGAACCCACCTACCGGGAAATCATGGTTGTCCCGGCGTGCCGCACCAACGAATTTCTATTGCTGGTCCTGGTCGATGACCCTGACACCGCCGAGTTCACCAAATGCGTCCGCTGCACCCACATCATCGAACAGGAAACCACGTGAACATTGAGATCAGCATTAGCTACCGGGAAGACGGCACCTGCGACTACGTGACCGTCGCAGGTCTAGACGGGATGGACGTTGGTGAGATCGCCGGGCTTGTCACCGTCCTGGCCGATCGTGAGCCCACCGAACTCGGCCTGTCGCCGAAGCTGTGGCCTGTCGATCCGGCCCCGTGTGGACGTAAATGGGTGCAACCCACCATCGACGAACCCGGATTCTGGATCGCCCAATGCACCCTGCCAGCCGAGCACGCTGGCAACCACCGGTGCCTCGACGCCAACCTGGACGCCAGCACCGACGACATCCCCGCGGCCGTGGGGATCTGCAACCAGACGTACCCGATCTGGCGGAAAGGCCACGGCTGGGTAGGCGACTACGTCTGCCACCTGCGTGCCGGCCACATGGCCGACCACCACGACGTCACCGCCGAACACCAATGGCCCGTAGATGACCTGCCGTGCACCAGAACCGAGACCGGTGAGGACTGCACATGCTCATCGTGATCATCGACCACGGCGACGGTAAACACTCCTACCGTGGCCCGTTCGACAGCCAGGTAGCGGCGGAACAGTTCGCGGCGTGGGCGACATCGAACATCGACCCCGCCCGGACCGCCACGTTGGGTGACCCGCTACTCGACATGCTGTGCGCACCCGTCGAGGAACACACACTGTTCGAGCAATGCCCGTCGTGGACCAGTTGCGACAACGACGGCGATGTCCGCTGCCAAGGCACTATCGGGCATACCGGCAACCACGAACACCGCGACCCCGAAGGCGGCGTCACCCTCTGGCAAGACACGGCGCGCCCCCGTTGCCCGATATCGAACATCTGCGAAGACCGGACCGTCCACTGCGACATGGTGCCCGGCCACAAGGGGGAGCACCGCTCCTTCATGTACGACCGGTTGTGGAACGACAACAGCGAATGCACACACAGCCACCCCGTTATTGGAGGTGAGCAACGGTGAGTGACCCCGTGAAGGTGGCGGTACTCGTGCGCGTCAACGGCACCGAACACGAACTAGGGCACATCGTCCTCGAAGGCGAACAAGCGTGGCCGCACCAACTCGCCGACACACTCCGCAGTATCGCCACCGAATTCGAGACCATGGAAACCAGCAACAAGGAGACAACATGAACCAGCCGACCGAAGCCGTTGACCAGCCAGTAATAGACGATTCGCTGATCACCGGCATCAACGACTCTGATAACCAGTACCTACTGGTGATACCAGGACACATTGTTACCGGCAGGTACCTCTACATGAGAGCCAAGGACGCACCGCCATGGCACCTGATGTCCCTGTCAGACACGCTCGAAACCGTGGCACCCCCCGAGGCGACCGGCGACACCCCCACGACGGCGCTACTCGCGTTGATCCTGCGGCGTCTCGGCTACGAAGCGCCCGGCGGTATCCGCAAAATCGAGGTGACGGAATGAACCAGCTACCCACCCCGGTGGTCGGCGACATCGTTCACTACGTCGCCCGGATCGAAACCGGTGGCGTCTGGGCGAACGTATGCAGGCCCGCGATGGTCACCATCCTCGTCGAGGAAGGCCGTTACACCGACCGCGACGGTGTGACCTTGACCGTGTACGCGTGGCCCGACACCTACCGGCACGCCGCAGTCCAGTACGCCCGGCCCGGTAGGCCCGAAACGGTGAACACGTGGCACCCCCGGACCGACTGCCAACCGGAGCGGCCCAACCCGTTCGACGAGACGCAGCTACTCAAAGCCCAACTGGCCACCACCCGCGCTGAACGCTACGGGTTGTGGAAACAACGCACCGAGGTAATCGCAGCAGTTCGCAGGCTCCACTACCCGAAGTCAACCAGCAATGACCCGCACTACCGGTGTATCACCTGCATCACAGGGTTCAACGACACGGCCGGACCCATCTACGCGAAGTGGCCGTGCGAAACGATCACCGCCGTCGGTAAAACAACGGAACAATGGAACGGACCGTTCACGGATATGGGCGATATCTGGCGTGCAGTGGAAGATCTCCCCCCAGCTGCGGAAGGCAGCACCGAGCCGTGCGAGGACAGGACCCACGACTGCCCACCGTACGAAGACATGCACCTTGGGGTGGTTGATTACCAGGGCGTGGTCACGGTGACGCAGGAGCAATACGACCGGTTGAAATCCAGCCAGGCAACCCAAGGGCTGGTCTCCTACGGACTGCATGACGAGCGCGGCCCGTACGACGAGCAACGCGCCGCCGGCCGGTTCACTGACGATGAACCTAAGGAGTGCGGCTGATGGTCGACCCTGAGTACATCGCGACTGAGCTCCACCGGAAACTCAACCTCGACGGGCCGACGTTCGCCGAAGCGGTAACCGGGGCCTGGTACGCACCACCACCGCCCCCAGACGCTACCGGCCTGTGCACCGAAGTTGAAGCGGAACCATCCACCGCCCGGCCGTGCTACGAAATCCCGTGCCCGGCTACCGACCAGGAAGACGCACCGACCCCAGTCGACGGCAACGGTTGGTGCTGGCCATCCCATGAACCACTAGAGGAGTACGGCAGGGCAGCCGAGTCCCACCATCCGATGTCTATCCGCCGGGGGAGCTTCCGGTTCCCTGCCAACTCCGACGAGGAGGCACCGTGACTCTGCATTCCGTCCGGGCGTGGGTCTTGTACGTCCTGCAACTCATTAACGCGGTGATGTTCGGTGCCGCCCTAGCCAACAACTGGTTGGTGCAGGCTTCGCTTCACGTGTTGGTAGTCCTGTTGGCCGCCGGCGTCCTGGCCTCCGACTGGTCCGCGCGGGCACGGAACAACCCGGACGGCCAACCGTAACCGGCCGAACGGTGGATGCCCGAACCCCGGCACCCGCATACCATTAGGTACGAAGCAACCACCCAACCCGTAGGAGGTTCACCCGTGGGCGGTAAAGACAAGCAAGACAAGAACGAACGCAAGAAAGACCGCGCCAAGCACCGAAAAGAACTCGACCGGACCATCGACCAAGCCGGTTCCGTCCAACGCGCCGGACTGATCGGCAAAGTCTGGGAATCACTCATGCAAGACCAGAAAAACAAGAAGTAGAAGCCGCCGGGGCGCTGCACGGTAGCGCCCCGGCCCCCCACCCAGTGAAGGACCCGTCATGCACGACAACCCGACCACCCAGCCTGGCCCGTGGCCGCCGATCCCCCCCGCCTACGGAGGCCCCACACCGCCACCACAGCAGCAGCAGTGGCAACCCATGGGACGCGAATACCTGCCGCCCCACCAGCCGTCCCCAGCCATGGCCATGATGTACGACAACCACGAGTTCTTGCCACCCCGACCTGTTCCCAATCCGAACCATTACCCCCCGCAGGTTTACCACGCCGCCGCCTACCGGGGCGTCTCCAAAGAACGCAAGCAAACGAGCCACACGTTCCACCTGTTGATGACCCTCTTCACCTGTGGACTGTGGGCGCTCTGCGTATGGGCGCCCCTCACCATCTGGCACGCCATGGGGCCACGCCGCAAAAACGTCACCAGGTACCGGTAGCCATGGCCACGTATACGCTCCCCGGTGAAGGACCCTGCCCCGACTGCGACACACCGATGTCAGTCCGCCGGATCGTCCGGAACCTGAACCCCAACCGGACCGCTGACGATGCGATCCCGCAAGCCGCGTACCGGATCAGACTCGCCTGCGACCACGTCGTGACCTGCGACAGTGACTCGCATGAGATCACCGACCAACGCGCCGAGGACACCACCCTCCTGCAATTCGAAAGGACTTCCCCGTGACCAGGATGTCCCCCGAATGCGAAGTCACCTACCAAGACGCAGCCATCAACCTGACCCTCGTCTGCGCGATCAGCCGATACCACAAAGGGCGACACCAAACCCGGCGCGGCACCACCTGGACAGACCCCGCACCAGTCACCGATGAGCACCCGCGTGCCACCGAGACAGCCTGCGGGACACCACTCGTGAAAGGCATCCCATCCCCCTGGTGCCTCCGCACCCCCGGACACACTGGCCCCCACAGCCTCTACACCGACACACCATGATGTGGACCGAAATCACGGCACTCGCGTTCCTCGCCGGAGGACTGGTCACCATCGCCGGAGCCACCGCCCTACTCCTACACCTCATCTACGGACGGAAGAACACACCATGAACCAGCCCCGCTCCGTCCGCATCGCCGGATGGACATTCATCGCCATCGGCCTGGTCGCCATAGCCACCAGCTGCGGCCTCATCGGCTACCTCTTCGGAACACCATGAACATGGCCCTCATGATCGCCGGCTGCGCCATATGCGTCGCCTCGAACGCCCTCATGATCACCATCCCCACCCGCACGCCCATGGCGCGCCGTTTCGCCACCGTCATCGGCGTGTGGGCCATCGGCGTCGTACTCATGCTCGCTGGAACCCTGGAAGTCATCGCATGAACACCATCCGGTTCACGCCACTCGACGAACAAGGCCAACCCGCCGGGCCGGCCACCACCATGGAAGGCAGCTTCGACACCACCCAAGACATCACCCAGACCGGCGACGAACCGGTCCCAACCCTCACATGGCCAACCGTGAACATCACATTCGACATCGACGTTACTAAATGGCGACGCGAATTCGCCCGCATTATCCCCATCATCCTCACCCGCAAACAACACCGCAAGTTCTTGAAGGCATACAAGCAGTCAATGTTCCGTCGACCCCGACCCGGCCCGCCATCATCTCCCTACGCACACGGCTACCAGAAACGTGTCCGAGCACGACAGAAAAGGAGAAACCGACGATGAGGAACCCATTCAAACGCCGCCGCGCCCAACTGCCACCACTCAAAGAAGGCCCCTACCGCACACCGGCCCCCGACGATGGACATCCCGGCGCCTGGAGGACAGACATCGCCCGCGCCGCCGATCTGGCCAACTCCATCGCCCACCGGCCGTGCACCGCGTCCGGCATCACCAACGACCCCAACTGCCTATGCAATCAACCGGCACCCGAAGCCACCACCCCAGCACACGCCACCCTCGACCTACCCGAACTCCCCCAAACCCAACAGCCAACACTGTTAACAACAGCGGAAACTAAGCCATGGAGACGTCCGTGACCACACAAAGCCATGAACCAAACCCAAAATGCGGCAGCCGAAAAAAACAAAGCGAAGGCACCTGCCGCAACGCCGCCGGATACAAGACCGACCACCCCGGCGTCGGGAAATGCCACCTCCACGGAGGAAGCATGCGCAACCACAAAATCGCTGCGACCAGGGAACTAGCAGCCAAAGCAGTCGCCACCTATGGTCTGCCCCGTGAGATCGATCCATCCACCGCGCTCCTCGAGGAAGTCCACCGGACCGCTGGGCATGTCGACTGGCTGCGAGTGAAAGTCGCCGAGCTTGAGGACAAGGATCTCGTGTGGGGCGTGAGCGAAGTGAAAGCGTCCGACGGGAAAGACGGCAACTCCGTCACCGAGACAGCCGTAGCATCGATGTGGGTGCAGTTGTACAACGACGAACGCAAAAGGCTCGTCGACGTCTGCAAAGCCGCCATCAGCGCAGGGATAGAAGAACGCCGCGTCCACCTCGCCGAATCGCAGGGCACATTGATGGCCACCGCGATCAGGGCGATCCTCGCCGACCTACACCTCTCTATCGAGCAACAGCAACTCGTCGCCACCATCGTCCCCAAACATCTAAGGCAGTTGACAGCATGAACAACAACCCGTGGATATACCCCTGCTGGGCGTGCCGACCGGCGTGCCCGGAATGCGGTACACCAGTAGAACGCCTATACGTCGAACTGATCAAAGAACCCGACGACTTCACGAGTCCTTTCCGGGTAGGAATGGAATACGTTCAAGCACCACTCGAGCCATGCGGGTGCACCTGGGAGTCACGCCGAGGCACCTACATGGAGGCAGAGTTTTACTCCCCTGAACCGTTCAGCGGCCGGATTGAACACACCCAGGTGGTGTTCCGTGAAACCACGCCCGCCACCCGAGACACCAACTACATCATCCGGACCACTGGGGAAGACGACCCACCAGACTGCACAAGGAAGGACACAGCATGAACAAATACGATGACACGCGCCGTAATGATGCTCTGACCAGATGCCGACGTATGCGAGACGAAAGCCTCGCCAGCGGCGACCACGCTGGTGCCACCATCGTCGAAAACCTGATCACCAATCTGGAGGCCGGCACTGCGGCTACCTGTCCGACCTGCGACGCATACCTAGGGCTAGGTCCACACTCCGAAAATTGCCAGTGGTGGAAATCCAAAAGAGCAACCGCACCTCCTATCTTCTATGACCTTTGCCCACCCATCGAATCAGACGATGTGGGCATGATGGATATCCCGCGCATCGGCCGCGACACATGAACGCGACCACTCTCGCCTGGCTCGTCTGGTCTCTTGGTGTCCTGGTCATTGTGGTCGGGGCGCTGGTCTACCTGATCCAGGGGATACGCCGGTGACCCCCACATTCCTTTCCTGGCTGGTCCTGACCGGGTTCGCAACCATCGGCGCCAGCGTGTTGGTCTTCCTGATCCGGGCGACGATGCGTCACAATCGGTTACATGATCATTGACGCGTTCGAGCACGCCGCCCGGTCGTTCGAACCCAGCCCCGCCGACAAGTGGCTGTACGACCCCGTCAGCTGGGCTCGCGAGTGCGTCCGCTGGCCAAACCAGGGCGGGCTCACGTTCTACCAGGAGATGATCCTGGCCGAGCTCGTCGCCAAACACAGGCTGGCAGTGCGGGGTCCCCATGGATTGGGTAAGACCGCGGTCGCGTCGATCGTGATTCTCTGGTTCGCGACAACCCGCGACGCCGCCGGCATGGACTGGAAAGTCATCACCACGGCCAGCGCTTGGAGACAGCTCAGCGCGTTCCTATGGCCCGAGGTCCGGCGTTGGTCCCGCCTATTGAACGTTGAGGCGCTCGGCCGCGGGGAGCTCTCCAACCGGACCGAAATGCTGGACCTCAACCTGAAACTCAAGCACGGCGCGGCGACCGCTGTAGCGTCAAGCGACCCCGCCAAAATCGAGGGCGCCCACGCAGACAGCCTCCTCTATATCGTCGACGAATCCAAGACCGTCCCCGTCGAAACGTGGGACGCCATCGAGGGCGCGTTCTCCGGCGGCCACACGACCGGCCTCCCCGAAGCGTTCGCGCTCGCCTTGTCGACACCAGGCCCGACAGCGGGCCGCTTCTACGACATCCACAAACGCGCGCCCGGTCTCGAGGACTGGCACCCCATCCACGTCACGTTGGCTGATGCGATCAAAGCGGACCGGATCTCCCCCGAGTGGGCCGAGCAGCGGAAACGGCAGTGGGGCGCCGACTCGTCGATGTACGCGACCCGTGTGCTGGGTGAGTTTCATGCCGGTGACGACGACGCCCTGATCCCCCTGTCTTGGGTGGAGGCTGCGGTGGAGCGGTGGCACGCCTGGGTGGACGCTGGCCGGCCGCCGTTGGAGGGTCGCAGGTTCCTGTCCGTGGATGTCGCTAGGACCGGCGGCGATAAAACCATGTTCGCGCACCGGGCCGGCCCCGCCATCACCAGCCTCGAAGAGGTGCACACGACGGACACGATGACCACCACCGCCCGGATACAGGCAGCAATAGCCGGCGGCGACATCACCCCGATCGTCGACAGTGCCGGTGTCGGTGGTGGTGTCGTCGACCGGCTCCGTGAACTCGGTGTCAAAGTGATCGCCTACACGGGGGCGGCGAAGACCACCGCGAAAGACCGCACTCGCGAGTTCACGTATTCGAATACGCGGAGTGCCGCTTATTGGAATCTGCGGCAGCTTCTCGACCCCGCCAACGACTCCGAGATTATGTTGCCGCCGTCCGACGAACTCACGGCCGACCTGACTACCCCGCGCTGGGATATCGCCACCGGTGTACCCCCGCGGATCAAGGTCGAACCGAAAGACGATCTGGTGAAACGGCTCGGCCGGAGCCCCGACAGCGGCGACAGCATTGCCATGGCCTACTGGGCTGATGCGATGACCGCGGTGTCCCGGTTGATTACGGCACCTAAAGGAACAGTGTTCCCGTCGTCGTCGTTGGGGTCTCTGGCGCGGTAACATCCCATTATGCAGGGATGGTGGTGGATCGTGTACGCACTGGCAGTCGCGCGGGCCACCGGCCTGGTCTCCACCGACGAGCTAACGAAACCGTGGCGCGACTGGCTGTTCCGTCGGTTGAACCCGGATAAGCGGTGGCATGAACGGCTCGCCTACCTCGTCGAATGTCCCTGGTGCACATCCATGTGGCTGTCCGCCGGCCTGGTCCCAGTTGCGTACTGGTGGGGAGCGCACTGGTCGATACAGATCCTCGGTCTCATTGGCGCGTCATCGCAGGTCACCGGCATGCTGTCGCAGACCGGCCGCAACAATTAGGGAGCGTTGACGCGTGGGGCTACTCACCAGGAAACAGACACCAGCCCGGACTGTCCCCTCCCCGACGCCTGACCGTGCCTGCACCGGCCACACCCGCGCTGGCCGGGCGTGCGGGCAGTGGGCGAAACGCGGCCTAGCCACGTGCCACGCCCACACGCCACCCCCAGCGCTCACCGCAGCCGTGGTGGGGGAGCAATCCAACACCCGCGGGTCACTCACCGCCGCGGGGATGCCCATCTCGTTTAAGGGTGCGGCGTGGAAAGACTGGAAACCCGGAGACCGCGCGTGGCAGCAAGACGCCTGGCGCCTCTACGACATCACCGGGCAACTCCGGTTCGTCGCCCGCAGCGTCGCCAACTCGATGTCCCTATGTCGCCTGTACGTCGCGGAGCTCGATGAAGCCGGGAACATTATCGGCGAGACAGAAGACCCCGAGATAGCGGCACTCGCCGCCGTCCCCTTGGGTACCGGGCCACAGAAAGCCGAGAACATACAGTCCCTCGGGCTGCAACTGTTCGTCGTCGGTGAGGCGTATCTCGTTGCCGAGTCGAAGGGCGCCGAAGACGGCGGCGACCTGTGGTATCCGATCGCCGGGCGTGAGGTCAAGAAAACCGGGAGCACGCTGACGGTTGTCCGGCCGCCGCAGCATGGTGGCGGTGTCCTTGAATACCGGGACGGCGTGGACAGTCTCGAACGGATCTGGACACCGCACCCTGCCGATTCGAACGAACCCGATGCACCTGTCCGCAGTGCGATCCCTGACCTCCGCAAACTGGAGGCCATCAGGAAGCGAATGTTCGCCGAGCTTGATTCACGTTTGACGGGTGCGGGTGTCTGGTTCCTCCCCGACAACCTCGACTTCCCGGCCTCCGACGACAACCCCGGCGGCGTCGAAGGGTTCTACCAGCATTTGACCGAAGTCATGTCCACGGCCATCCAAGACCGGTCATCAGCCAGCGCTGTCGCCCCCAACGTTGTTCCCGTCCCGGCTGACCTCCTCGACAAGATCAAACCACCCGTCACGTTCTGGTCAGAACTAGACGCGCAACTCCTCCCGATGGAAGAGGCAACGTTCAAGTCGCTGGCGCAATCATTGGATGCGCCCGTCGAAATGATGATGGGCACCGGCGAAAGCAACCACTGGTCGGCCTGGTTGATTGCCGAGGAGACCATCAAAACCCACTACGAACCACCACTCAACCGGATAGCTGATGCGATCACCCGCATGTACCTGCACGGTGCGATCGCCGCAATCCGGCCGAACGTTGACGCCCGCCGGTTCGCGTACGCGTTCGACACTGGCCCGTTGCGGGTCCGTGCTGACCGGTCCACTGACGCCCTGGCATTGCATGAGCGTCACTTGTTGTCCGATGATGCGACGGTGGAGGCCGCGAATTTCCCGGTCGAAGAAATGCCCGACCAGCAGGAGAAACTTCGCAGGCTTGCGGAGGAGCTGTTCCGCAGCGCCCCCAATATTGCGTTGCTTGACCCGCAGTTGCGGGAACTCGTTGGCCTGTCCACTGACATTCCCGCGATCGGCCCGGCTACTGAACCTGTGGTCGAGCCGGAGCCTGTAGTTGAGGTGGAGGAACCGCGTGCGCTCCCCGAGCAACCCGATGAGGCACCGCCGCCGGGGGATGGGTTGACGGCGGCGTGCGAGATCGCTGTCCTCCGCGCGTTGGAGTTGGCGGGTGGCAGGCTTGTTCCGCATCGGGAACGCGGCGACACGCCGAGACACCAGTTGCATACGAGGGTCGCTGCGGCGGACCGGGGGACAGCCGATAAAGCTTTGGCCGACGCGTGGACTCACCTACCTGTGATCGCGCAGGCGTTCAACCTACCGGTAGACAGACTGCACATCCTCCTTAACGGGTACGTCATGGAGCTGATAACCAGGGGCCGCGAACACGAACGTGGCCTCCTGGCGGCTCTGGTGGCGGCGGCACGGACGGGAGTCCGGTAATGCCACCGGTGGTGTGGGACGGCGACGGGGTAGACCCGTGGCTGCCTGCCCGTTTGAATGCGATCGCTGACGCCGCCGAAGCCGAACGCACCGTCTACGACGGATACTTCGCGCGGCTATCGGCGTGGCTGGTCCTTGCTTTGCGTGCTGTTCTTCGGCCTGGGCAGCGCCCCGACCCGTACGGTGTGTTCGCTGTCGCCCCCGAATGGAATACGAGCATGCGCGAGTTCGTGAACACGACGGTGAAAGAGGTCATGGGCGGCGCCTACTCGCGTCTGCTGGGTGACGGCTACCGGTTCGATGCCCGGCCCGCCGTCACCGCGCACCTCGCGGAAGTACGGAACCGGATGGTCCGCACCCCCGACGAAGTGTTCGACCTGATCGCCGCCGACATCGCCGAAGGAGCCAACCGGGGCGACACGATCCCCGAGGCCGCGGAACGGATCGACGAGATCCTCGACGCAACCGAGACTCCACGTTGGAGAAACAGGTCGACCGTCGTGGCCAGGACCGAGACTCTCGCCGCGCTCAACCGAGGCCGCGCCGATGCGTTCGATGCTGTGGCACAGGAACTCACCGAGGCTCCCGAGCCTGGTGAGGAACCTGTCCGGTTCGAAAGGCAATGGCTCTCCACTCTAGACACTAGAACAAGGGCTTCGCATCGTACCGCGGATGGTCAGCGCGTCGGGCTCAATGAACCGTTCAACGTCGGCGGGTTCCCGTTGATGCAGCCCGGTGACCCCGCTGGTCCACCCCAGGAAACCATCCAATGTAGATGCACAATTTTGTTGATGGAAGTCGGAGAAACCGCCGACATGTCCAACAGGCCGTTCCGGACTTTCTGAGCAATACTGAACACGACGTAAGGAGCACGACATGGGCACTAGGTGGCGGCATCTACTCGCACCCGTCGGCGTACCAACCGGCGACGGACGGCGTTTCGCGGCCGGTTCGATTACGCACCGGGAACTTCCCTTGGCGTTGAAGTGGCAGCGCAGCGATGAGCCGGGGCACGACACGTCCGTGTCCGTCGCGTCGATCGACAGCATCGAGGTCGGGGACGGCGAGGTGTGGGGAGAGGGCGAATGGTTCGACGACATCGACGCCCAAGCTATGCCGCGCCTCGCCGAGGACGTAGCCGAGGCCATGCACCTCTACAACAAGGGTGTCCTGGGTCCCTCCGTCGACGCTGGCAGCGCGACCGCTACGGAGGTGGACGCCGCGACCGGTGAACCATTCACCGACGAACAGTGGATGGAAATCATGGAGGGCGGGGAGATGCCTGCCACGGAGATCCTGTTCAGTGCGTACGAGATCGCTGCGGCGACGCTCGTGCCAATCCCCGCCTATGCCGAAACGGGTCAGGCCGCCGCTAACGACAGTGAACCCGCCGAGGAAGAACCGGCCGACGGTGATGACGGTGAGGGTGAATGCCCGGACGGTCAGCACCTGGTCGACGGTGAATGCGTTCCCATCGAAGAAGACGAACCAGCACCGGCCGACACGGTGGCTGCTGCGGCGCGGTTCGCTCTGGTGGCGAGTGCCCCGGTGTTGGATGCGTCGCTGTTCGACGACCCGCAACTGTCCGAGGTGACTCCGTTCACGTATGACCCGGAGACGGGGCGGGTGTTTGGGCATTTGGCGACGTTCGATACGTGCCATGTTGGTTACAAGTCGATGTGTGTCGCTCCGCCCGAGAGCGTCACGGATTATGCGATGTTCCACCGGTACCCCCTCAACACCACGGCGGGCCTGGTCGCGGCTGGCCGCCTGACCACGGGGCACGGCAAGACCGGTACCGGCTGTACACATGCCGGGTGCCGCAACCTTGACGATCATGCCTGTACTGAACTGGACTTCGCTGGCGCTGTCGCCCACCACGACGGGATGCGGCAACTCGCGCACGTCCGGGTCGGTGTCGACGAAACCAACAACGCGATCTGGTTCGCCGGTGTCGCCACCGGTGACCTGACTCCCGACGACGTGAGGGTGATGTCCCGCCGTGAAGTGTCGGGTGACTGGCGCGACTACGCCGGGACGCTAGAGCTCGGTGAAATCCTGGCACTCGCCAGCGCTGACCCTGGTTTCCCGTTGCCGCACGCTGCGGTGCGTGACGGCCGTCAGGTTGCGTTGGTTGCTGCGGCTCCGGTGCGGCCACCGGTCGTGGCTGCTGGTCTGCCGTTGACTGAGCTCGCGGAGATCGCGGACACGTTGACGCGGATCGCTGGGCAGCTCATGGACGCCAGTAACGAAGAAGAGGCGGAGCAGGCCGAGGAAGAAGACGCGCCTGTGACTGAGGAACCGGATATGACTGGTGTTGTGGCGGCGCTACAGTCAACCATTGATCACGCTCGCGGCCAGCTGGCTACCCGGCAAGCCTCGGCCCTGAAACGAAAGCTGGATCGTCATGTGTTGCGGTAACACGCCTAAGGCGCGCACCAAATACGAGGTCACGTACAGCGACGGCAGTAAGGTCACGAAGTCGTCGCTGGGTGCGGCACGGATCGCGGCGTCCCGTGACCCGAAAGCGACCATCAAAGCCATCGACAGCTGAACTGGCCGCAACTGTGTTATAACTGTGCTTAGACGTTCCAGTGCTGCTGCGGTCCGGCTGGGTAAACCACTCCATTTATGTGAGGGTGAACCAACATGCCGGACCTGCCGGAAATCCCTGAAAACCTCGCTGGCCTGTCCGACGAGGAACTGTCTACCCTGCTGGCTGGTATCTCCGCAGCAGCGCAGCCGTTTACTGCCGCCGACTTCCAGCACACCGATGAGTCGATCGCCGCTGTCAAGGCGCTGGCTGACGCGTCGGGTCCCGTCGTCGCTGAACAGCAGGCCCGCGCCGACCGCGCGACCGCCGGTGCCGACGCCGCTCAGACCGCCGCCTCGTTGGCCGCTCTCGCGCCCGCCGGTGGAACTGACGATGAAGAAGAAGACGATGAGCCTGAGGCCCCGGCCCTGGAGGGTGAAATACTCGCGCCCGTCGTAGCGTCCCGTGCACCGGGTGTCGCCGATATCGCTCGCACCGGCCAGTCCCCGACCATCCCGGCTCCCCTCGTGTTCGCCGCTTCGATGGTCGCCGCCGCCGATGTACCGGGGTTCCCGACCGGCCACAAGTTCACCGGGTGGGGCGAAGCCTCCCAGGCGATGGCCAACCGGTTCGGTGCCTACAACTCGAAGTCCATGTCTGTCCGTAAGGGCGGCCGCCAAGTCCAGCGCAACGTGGATGTCCACGAAACCGGGTCTGCGCCGGCTGACGGGCAGCGCATGCAAACCACGTACAAGCACCAACTGAAGTCGTTTACGCGGCATGGTGGTGTGAAGATGCGCCGCGAAGCGCCTTCGGAGTTGCGACTCAACTCCCAAGATGGCCGCGCGAACCTCGCGAAGCTCGAGTTCGCGGGCAAGGAGTCGCGGGTCGCCGGTGGCAGCCTGGTCGCGTCGATGCTGAAAGACGTGAAAGCCGGTAAGTCCCTGGTTGCTGCGGCTGGCTGGTGCGCGCCCAGTGAGACGATTTATGACCTGTGTGAGCAGGAAACCATGGACGGACTCCTGGCTATCCCCGAGGTGACTGCTGACCGTGGCGGGTTCAACATCCCCATCGACGGCGGTATCGACTTCTCTACCATCTTCACGTCCATCGGTAACGCCGGTGACACACATTTGACTGAGGCCGAAGTTATCGCCGACGTCGTCAAGGTGTGTAACGAAATTCCGTGCCCCGAGTTCGAAGATGTCCGCTTGGCCGTCGACTACTTCTGTCTGACCGGGTCACTGTTGCAGCGCCGCGGCTACCCCGAAGTTATCGGCCGTTTCACTCGCGGTGCGGCTGTGGCTTTGGCGCACAAAATCAACGCTGGTGTGATAGCGGAGATCGAAGCCGGTTCAGTTGACGCCGGGGTTGTTCCCCTCTGTGAATCGGGTGACGACGCCGCCAGTGCACTGCTGTCGGCGGTGGAGACGGCGATCGTTGACATGCAGTACCGGGCGCGCATGTCCATGTCCCAGTCCATGGAAGTCGTGTTGCCGTTCTTCGCTCTCGCGCAGATCCGTGCGGCGATGTCTCGCCGCCGGGGCGTCGCCCTCATGGCCGTCAGTGACGCTGAGATCGGGGCATGGTTCGCGGTCCGTAACGCCGTGCCGCGGTTCGTGTACGACTGGCAGGACGCTTTCACTGGTGAACCCGGTGGCCCCGGTGGCGCTGTCCCGTTGGTGCAGTTGCCGACGGAAATCCAGTTCATCGTGTTCCCCGCTGGTACGTGGATCAAAGCGACCGCTGAGGTCGTCGACCTGGACACGATCTACGACTCGACGCTGTTGACGACCAACCAGTACACGGCGGCGTTCGTTGAGGACGGGTGGGCGGTCATGCAAATGTGTCCCCTGTCTCGCGTGTACACCGTCGTGATCGACCCGTGTGGCTGCCTGTGCTCCGACCAGGTTGTCCCCACCTCCCCGTGACCAGCAACCAACCAACCGTTGACTATGAGGAGGGCAGGCCATGGCGCTAGTACCAGCCGATAACGTTCCGGCACCGCAACCGCGCGGGCTGCGCTATGGCCTGTTCACCGTCGCTAACGGTCCCCTCCCCCTACCTGCGCATGGCGCTGGGGGCGGGGTCATCTATCAACCCGAGTCGTGTGGGCACGCCCACTCCTACCCGGTGGATTGTCCCGACGAATCCCCGACGCCTGAGAAAATCTTCGACTCGATGCCGGACCCGGTCACGGCGGAACCGTTCGTCGTATACGGGTCACTGCAATGCGGGTCCGCCGGGAAGACTCAGGCGGAACTGGAGGCAGCGGTACGCCGCAACCTCGCCTCAGGTGAACAGGCGCAAGCCGAAGCCGAACTGGCGGTTATCTTGGACGCTGGTGCTGCTGGCTTGGGTGCCGCGGTCGACATCGTTGACGCCGTGTCGAGGCTGGAGCAGTGGCTGTACGGCATCGAGTCCGCCGACTACGGGCACATCGGTTACCTGCATGCGTCGCCGGAGGTCGCCGCATATGCGGGTGAAGCCTCACTGATTGTCGACCAGGGTGCCGTCAAACGGACCCCGTACGGGACGCTCTGGTCGATTGGTGGCGGCTACCCCGAAGGGACCCTGTACATCAGTGGGCAGGTCACGGTGTGGCGGTCAAGCGATGTGTTCGTGCCCGAGCTTGACCAGACCCTCGACAGGTCTACCAACCAGTACTACATCGTCGCTGAACGTGAATACGCGGTCGCCTATGACTGTGTCGCCAACTCCATCACCCTTGACCTGGGAGGTTCCCCATGACCGTGATCATCAAAACCGGGGGCCGCACCGGACGCGACCGCGCCGGGACCGTGAAGAACTTGGTCGCGTTGGCGAACGGGAATTTGCGTTACATCGTGTCGACCACGAACGGTGTGCAGGTCCCTGACGAGTTGGCGTTCGACTATTTGAACCAGTTCTACGCCGTCCCCGTGGCCATCCCCGCCGAGCCCGTGCCTGTCCCAACCGCTGAGGTGGCGGCTGTGGTCGAACCGGTCCTGCTGGCCGACATTGTCGCCGAGGCGAAGGCCAGCGCTCCCAGCGCCGAGGCCACGCCAACCACCGAAGAACCGCGACCGAAGAAGCCCCGCAAGCCACGCAGTAAACCAGCCACCACCAGTGATGAGGGGGCCGAGTAATGGCCACACAATGCCGGTCCTATATCCAAGGTCTCATGATGCGGGCGACCCGCCTCGACGAGTGCGGCAACCCCGTAGAGGGACCCTGTAGCACTGTCACCACTAAAGGGTTCATTACGGTGGCGATGACGGATGAGTTGACGGACGCCGAAGCGATCACGCGCGTGGCCGCCGACGGCTCCAACTGCTATTTCGAGCAGTCCGACCCGAACCTGAACTTCATCTCCGTCACTCTCACTATGTGTTTGGTTGACCCCGACTTTTTCGAGATCACCACCGGTTCGCCCCTGGTGTTGAACGGCGCCGGCGACACGGTCGGGTTCGCCACCGACACCGAAACGTATGCGAAAGCGAACTTCTCGCTCGAAGTGTGGACGAAACTTGCCCGCACGGTCGCGTGCGCGCCGGGTGTCGCTGCCGAGTACGGGTACCTGCTGCTGCCGTGGCTGGGTGGCGCGTCTCAGGGTGACGTAGAGATCGGCAACGACGGTATCGACTTCACGATCGCGGGCAGCACCCGCGCGGGAACGTCGTGGGGTGTCGGCCCGTATGACGTTGTCCTGGATGAGCTGGGTGTGGCTGGTCCGCTGCTGTCGCCGTTGACGGCGACGACTCACCGGCATATGCAGTTGACGACCGTGGCGCCTCCTGCGGCTGTGTGTGGCTGCCAGCCACTTGATCTGGTTTCGCCGTAGACTCATCCCATGGGTGAGCCGTGCAACTGGACTGTAGTGCCGGGCGAGTGCTGCCCTAGCTGGGGCGAGTACACGCCTGGGCAGCAGGCCCGCGCTATCCGGGTCGGTACAGCGTTGATGTGGGCGGCGACGGGCCGGCAGTTCGGTTTGTGTGAGATCTCGGTCCAACCATGCGCGCCGGCCGGTATCTCCCCGTCGTACCGGGTTTACCCCGTCACGCTCGGGTCTGGGTTCGGTGAGTTCCACCCATATTTGTGGGCGGGGCGTTGGTACAACCCTGGTGTCGGTGCCTGTGGCTGCTGCGAAGCCGGATGCGAAATCCCGTTGCAGGGACCCACGTCGACGGACGCGGTCGTTGAGGTCGTTGTTGCTGGCGTGGTTGTCCCGCCGGCCGCGTACATCATCATGGATTCGTACCGGCTGGTGCGGATCGATGGCGCGTGTTGGCCGACCTGCGTCAACTACAGCCAGCAGGACCCGCCTGGTTTCGAGGTCACGTATGGCCGGGGCACACCCGTACCGCAAGTGGTTCTTGACGCGGCGGCGCAGGTCGCGTGTGAGGCCGCGAAAGCCTGTGCGGGTGGCGACTGTGTCCTCCCCGCGAATGTCACGTCGATCACTCGGCAGGGCGTCGAGTTCGATGTAGCCGAAGTCGATATCACGACAGACCGGTTGTCGTCGGGTATCCCCGAGGTCGACCGGGTGATAGCGATTTACAATCCGCACCGATTGACCCAACGCACCCGAATCTATGGTCCGGACGTCCGCTACCCCAGGATGGTGACCTGACCATGGTGATTGTTGACCCTGTCGCCGCCCCCCACGCCTCCGCACTGTTGGAGTGCCTGCGCGGTGAGATCGCGCAAGCGTTGAAACCTCCCGGCATGGTGTGTATGCGCGCCGGCGACCAAGTCAACTTCCTGCGGTCCCTGACCGAGGATGAATGCTGCACGGGCCTGGCGTGGGTGCGGATCGCCGAATACCCGGCACCGGCATCCACTGTGTTCCCCGGCCCGGATGCCGAGGCCGCGAACTGTTTCCCGCAGCGGTGGTCCGTCGTGTTGGAGATGGGGTATGTGACGTGCGCGCCCGTGGGGACCGCCGAGACACTTCCTACCTGTGAGGAATGGACTGAACTACACGAAGCCCTCGCGAGCGCTGACGCGGCTTTCCGGCGGACCATCCTCTGCTGCTACGCGGCCGACGATGAAGCCCTGTGGGTGATCGGCCCCGGTGTGCCTCTGCCGATCGAGGGTGGATGCGCCGGGATCACCCGGACGCTCACCGTGGCTGCGGACGCCAACGACTGCTGCATAGAAACAAGCCCATGACCATGGACGAGCATCAACAGCGTTACGAATCTCATCAGAAGCGGAAGCGTGGCGTCCTCATCGACATCATGCGCGCCCGCCACAGTGACCGCATGTTCGCCGACGGTCTCGTCCCCGACGATGCACTGGCCGAAGTCCTCGAAGCCGCACAGCTGGCACCATCGAGCTGTGACCGGCACGCCGTGGCCACGCAGGTAGTGACCGGCCGCGACGACAAAGCACTCCTCGGGGGGCTACTCGTCGGCGGAGTCGGGTGGATACACCGTGCACCAGTGATCGTTCTCCTGTTCGCCGAACCCGCTGCATACAAGGCACCGGGGGAGATCGCGTTTATGCCGTGGCTCGACACCGGGTTCTTGGCTGAGAACATGCTCCTGGCCGCTACGGCCGCCGGTCTGGCATCGGCGTACTGCAACCCTGCTGTCCGGCCAGCACACAAGCCACTCTTCGAAACCGTGTACGGCGGGCGCCTGTTCGGTGGCGCTGTCGCACTCGGCCAGCCACTCCCACCCGACTGGGTTTTTGAGTCCGGGTAAGGAATGTAGACTCTAGACAGGTAAAAGCCCCGCGAGTGAAGTCACACTCCGGGGTATGGACGATCCAAGCTAAAGGACATCGCCATGGAATACGGTACAGGCACCCTCGACGACAACACCAACCCCACCTCCCGTCCGCCCGAGCCCTCCGCCCTTGCAGTACAGGCATTCGCGTATCCGATGACGCAACAGGATATTCGCACGATCACTATCGACGGGGCGGCGTGGATTCATCACGCCGACGTTTGTGTTGCGCTGGAACACACCAACCCGTCCATGGCAATCAGGCTGGTTGAGGACGACGACAAGCACAAGTTCGACATGCGCAGTATTTCCGCAGGTGGGAACGCCCTAAGCTTCGCTGAGGGCGTCAACACGGAGGCTTGGTTCATCACCGAGCCTGGCTTCTACGACCTAGTGATTGCCAGCAAGGCATCCGGGGCTCGGGCATTCAAACGATGGGTAACTCACGAAGTTCTACCCGCGATCCGGGCAACAGGAAAGTACGAGGTCGCAGAACACCGGTTGCCTTCGTCCTACGCCGAGGCTCTGCGGGAGCTGGCAGCAATCGTGGAGGAATGTGAGGCCGTCAAGATCGCGCTGGCTACAGCTGAACCCAAAGCAGACGCGTGGGATGTGCTGGCCTCAGCGACGGGCGACTACGCGGTTGCCGACGCCGCGAAAATCCTGTCTCGCGATCCGGTGATCAAACTCGGACGGAACCGGTTGTTCACCGTCTTGGGCGAGCTGGGTTGGACCTACCGGCAGCGGTGCGACAACCATTGGCGGGTCTATCAAACCGCCGTCGACAACGGTCGGATGTCGGAGATCCCGCAATCGCACTACCATCCGCGCACCGGAGAGTTGCAGCTCGATCCGCCGCAGACCCGGATCACCACCAAGGGCATAGCCGATCTACGGCGCATCCTCGGTGGAACCGAACCACTGTCTATCGATCGGTAGACTCGAGCCATGTCGCCGCCTACCCCACAACTCCCCGCTAAAATCCATCAAATCTGGATCGGCGGGCCACCCCCGCAGCACCTCGCCGAGTACATGCGGTCATGGCAAGAACAGCATCCAACATGGACGTACAAGCTTTGGGGTGACGACGACCTAGATTGGTTGCAGCACCGAAAACTGTTTGACCGGGCTCACCGGATCGTCCCGCCGGATGCGGTCAGCCAGTTCAAAGCAGACCTCGCACGCTACGAAATTTTGCTTGCCCATGGCGGTTTCTATGCCGACGCCGATACCGAATGCCTGGCACCGATCGATCACGTAATGGCCGGGCGGGACGCGTTCGCCGCTGCCGAAGACGCCAACTATGTCGGTAACACTTACTTGGGGTGCACGCCGGGGCACCCGGTTATGCAGGCGCTCGTTGACGGTATTCCGGCGTCGGTAGCCAAGCGGCGTGGGCAGCGCGCGAACCGGATCAGTGGCCCTCGTTACGTCACGCCTATATGGAATCAACATGGCTGCCACGTCGACCCCGTCGACCTTTGGTTCCCTTATTCCTATTCGGACATCAAGAATGGTACGGTCCCCGACGACTACGGGGCCGCATACGCGGCACACCACTGGCACCACACTCGGACAGTCCTGGAAAGGCGTAAACGATGACTACTACTACCCCTGATATGGCGGCGCTGGCGGCTCTCGAGGGCCTGATCACACCGGATGTTGGTGAGCACTTGCACCTTCTGGCGTCGAAGATCCCTGCGGATCAGCATGTCGTGGAGATCGGCGCGTGGAAAGGCAAGTCGTCGTGTTATCTGGCGGCGGGGCGGCGCGCCGGGGCGGGTGGCCGGGTGTTCAGTGTTGACCCTTGGTCGGCGGACGTGCAGGAGTGGTCGAGGTATCACCCGTCGGCGACGTTGGGGGAGTGGGCTGCGCAGGTCGATGCGGCGGGGTATGGGGACGTGGTGACGCCGATGCGGGGCCGGTCCACGGATGTGGCGCCGGAGTGGCGGCACGGCCCGATCGGGCTGCTCTACATCGATGGCGATCACGCCCGTGAAGCGGTCCTCGCGGACTTCGCGGCGTGGCGGCCTCACCTTGCTGCCACAGCTGTGGTGGTGTTCGACGACTACGGGGTGTCGCATAACCCTGATGTCGCCCCGGTCGTCCACGAGTTGCAGGTGTCGGGTGACCTACTGATTTGGGAGATCGCCGCTAACGGCCGGATCGCTGTCTGCCAGGTCTCCCAATGAAGGCGTACACCCCGGCGGGGTATTGGGAGCGCCGGTATTTGCAGGGCCGGTCGTCGGGGGCCGGGTCGGAAGGCAAGCAGGCCGCGGCGAAAGCCGAGTATGTGAACAAGACGATCGCCCGGTTGGATGTCGATTCGGTGATTGATTGGGGTGTCGGTGACGGGACGATCCTGGGGCAACTGAACTTGGACTTGTTGGACAGGTATGTGGGTGTCGATGTGTCACAGACGATCCTCGACCAGGTAGCGGGCCTGTACTCGGGGCCAGGCCGGTCGTTCATCCACACGTCCAAGGTGTGCGTCGATGAGGGGTTCCGGCACGCCGACCTCGCCCTGTCCATGGATGTTCTGTTTCATTTCCCCGACGACAACGACTACGACGCGTACCTCCACTCCCTGTTCAACTCGGCGGGCACGTGGGTCCTCATCTATTCCACGAACTACGGTCCCGACCAGACCGCCCGGCATGTGTTGCGGCGCCGGTTCACGCCCGACGTGGCCGCCCGGTACCCAGCTTGGGAACTCATTGAGCAACCTGATCAGCCGCACCCGGCCGGGTTCTACCTGTACCAGCGGGAGGGCGGCCGTGGCTAGCCTCTCAGTGTCGGTGATGGCGCACCCTAAACGCGCCCACCTCGTTGAACCCCTCGTCGACCGTCTCGGCCTCACTGGCGATGATGTGGCCTGGGACCGGCGGGGGGAACGGTGGGATACGGGCAGGCGGGCGTGGGAGATGCACGATCCCCGCGCGGATTGGCATATGGTCATTCAGGAGGACTCCATTGTGGTCCGTGACCTGATTCCTGGGCTCAAGAAGGCCCTCGACCATGTGCCCAAAGAATGCAATGTGTGTCCGTTCGTGGGGACGCGGCGGCCAGCGCAACGCACCGTGCAGCGTTTGATCTCCCTGGCGGAGCGGCAGCGGGCGTCGTGGATCGAATTCCCGTCCCTGTTCTGGGGGCTCGCGATCATCGCCCCGACTCCGGTGATTCCTAGGATGCTGGCGTTCGGCGACTCCATCACCGCCTACCCGAACTACGACAAACGGATCGGCCAATATTTTGTGCAGAAACTGCACTGGCCAACCTACTGTACGTGGCCGAACCTGATCGACCACCGCGACGACGAACCTTCTCTGTGCGGGCACGGGCCGGGCCGGATCGCGCACCGGTTCGCCGGTGAGGACGCGTCGGCGTTGGATGTGAACTGGGGAGGCCCGGTCGCGACGTACAGCAAGCTTCCGGCGGTGGAGATGCGCCGCTATTACCGGCGCGGCAAACGTATACCGTTCTCGGATTTTCAGTCATGACGAGCGTGTCGGGGGTGATTATGGCCCACCCGGAGCGGGAGAGGTTCATACCCGGCCTGCGGGCTGCCCTCGACCAGCCGACGCCGATCGTGTACGACCGCGTGAACGACCGGTGGGATACGGGGCGGCGGGCGCTCTTGTCCTTCGATTCGAAGGCGACACACAGCCTTGTCCTTCAGGATGATGGCCTGGTGTGCCGGGACCTCTATGCGGGGGTGACTGCGGCTCTTGAGCATGTCCCGGCCGATGCTGTCTTGTCGCTGTACGCGGGCCGGACGAGGGTGTTCCGTACCGCTGTCGCCGCGGCCACGCGTGTCTCCCGGCGGTCACGCACGAAACCGTCGTTCCTGGCCGCCACACAGCTCCTGTGGGGGGTCGCCGTCGTCATCCCCACCATGCACATACCCGCCCTGGTGGAGTGGGGTGACGGGCACCCGGAGATCGCCAACTACGACAAACGGATCTCCTACTGGTGCGCCGCCAACAATGTGCCGGTCTGGTACACGTGGCCGTCGCTGGTGCAGCACCGGATCTCGCCGTCGCTGATCCCCGGCCGCGGTTCGGCCGGCCGGGTCGCGTATTCGTTCGTTGGTGAACAGGCTTCGGCCCGGGCCATCGACTGGGGGGGCGGCCACGTTGACTTGGGTGAGGTTCCGACTCGGCTGGCCGTGGCCGGGCGGAGGAGGCGACTGTGACCGACATCGTGTACGTCGTGGGCGCCGAAGCCCGTAACGACCCGCTCCACTACTCCCTCCGCAGCCTCGCCAATCTGCCGCATCACCGGGTCTGGATCGCCGGATATCAGCCCGACTGGGTGCAGGGCGTTACCCATATCCCCGTCATCCAAGGCCGCGGGAAACACGCCAACACGTGGGCGAACTGGCGGGCGATTGCTGAGCATGGGCCGGAGGATTTCCTCCTCTTCAATGACGACTTCTTCGTGATGGCCCCGACGAGGGAAGTACCCGTCTGGCACCGTGGCGGCCTCGACAAGGCGATCGCGGGGTATTTGAACACGCCAGCGCTCGTGAACTGGCGGCGGCGTGCCGAAGCGGCCCGGACTGGCCTCGTCCAGTTGGGGCGGAACCGGGCCGAGTTGAACTGGTTCGAGCTGCACACCCCGATGCCGATGAACCGGACGCTGTTGCGGGCGGCGCTGGCCGACCTCGATCGGGTCCGCGACCGGGCGCACCTGTATTACGCGAAACGCACGTGGTACGGCAACCACGCTGGTATCGGCGGTACCGAACGGTCCGACTGCAAGACACCCCACACCAGCGGCAAACACCTCACTGAGGCCCGGTTCACGCCGTTCCTGTCGACGTCTGACCGGTCGTGGCGGGGCGCCGCCGGTGACTTGGTGCGCGCTACGTTTACGACACCTGGACCGTATGAGATACCGAGGGAGGCTCGCCGTGGGCGAGTACGAGATAGTGGACGTGACCGCGATCGCCAACGTGCAGCGGCTGCGCATCGGTGACCGCGGCGAAGTCGCCCGCACGGCGCGGGTCGACAACCTGATCGCGGCGGGGTATCTGGTAGTGAACCGGGTCATCCGCGGGGCGACACCCAAACCAGTACCGGCACCTGTAGTGGCAGCGCCGCTGGTTGAGCCTGTGGCTGCACCGGTCAAGGTGAAACGGAAACGCAAACCAAAGGAGCAGGCCAGTGGCGCGTCTGGAGTGGGATCTGACGATCGACAAAACCAAGGCGATACAGGCGGCACTGCCGGGGACGGTCACGTTCGTGACGGACGCGACCCGGCGGGTGTTGAACGCGGTGACGGTGCGGACGCCGGTGGACACAGGCAGGTTGCGGGCGGGCACCCAGATGCGGGTGGCGACTAAGAAACTGCGGGTCCGGGGTGAGGTGTTCAACAACACGAAGTACGCGCTCGCGGTGGAGCAGGGCACGGCACCTCATGTCATCAAACCGAAGAAGAAAAAGGCACTGGCGTTTCGGGTGGGCGGCCGGGTTGTGATCGTGAAGTCGGTGCGTCATCCTGGCACGAAGGGCACCCATTTCATGGGTGATGGCCTGGCTGATGCGTTGGCGGGCCGCGACGGGTGGCGGGTCACCAACTATGTGACGAAAGCCCTGTCGGATGCCGAGGCCGCGCAACGCGACGCCGAAGAGGCCCGCCGCGACGCCGACGAGGGCGTATAGGATTGGTCTTTACCCGTTAAAGGAGAACCGCGTGACTACCGAAACGACTACCCCCGCTACCCCGGTGCCCGTTGTGACGTGCGATTTCCGGGGCCGCACCATGGCCATCAGAATTCCGAACCCGGAACGCCTCGCCATGTTCCAGCAGACCCTACGGTCGATCAAGGGCATGCAAGGCCAGAAACTCGACGCGACCAGGGCCATCAAGTTTTATGACCAGTCGACCCGGATTATCCTGTCGATCCTCGCCGACGACGACGATAAGGAGTGGCTCCGCGACCAGTTCTATGACGGTGACCTGGAGTTGGCTGAGGCGTTCGGGATTGTCGAGTCGGCGATGGCCGCCATGAACACCACGAAGGCACCTACGTCGGGGCCGGTGGCGAAAAAGTCTGCGGCCCGGCGAACCAAAAAGTAGATGCAGTTCGATCACGCCTCGGGCCTACGGTGTTGGGCCGTCGAATTTGAGCTCGACGGTGTCCTGTGGGAGATCCCGGCGCTCCCCGCCGCCGACTGGCTCGACGCGTACCTCGAGTCGCCGGATGATCTGGCCGGTATCGTCCCCGGCCTCGTCACCGACCCCGAGAAAGGCGACACCCTCGCCGAACGGCTATTCGACGCGACATTCAACGACGATGACCTGTTCACACCTGGGCTAGAGCCGCAGAGGCTCGAGGCGGCCCGTACCGCCCTCACAGCAGCCGCCGGGGTGACATGGTGGATCGCAGGTAGGTTGGCCGCTGAGGCGCTCTCATGGACCGGCGTCGGCGGGGAACTCGTCCTACGCGGCATCAACTATCAACGGGCACCACTGGCGGCCGTCCTGGCCGCCGCCTACCGGATCATCGTGTCCACCCAGGATTCGAAACAGCTACCCATGACCATCGCCAAAATCGAGGCACCACCCGCCGGCACCGACCCCGTCGAAGCGTACGACGAAACCGCCGCCTCGAATGCGTTCCTCGGAGCCATGCAACGACCAGGCGGATAGAAGAAGGGGCCGCCCTCTTCCAGAGACGACCCCAACACGCCCAGCCTACTTATCCTGGATCGTCACCGGCGGCTTATTCGGCACCTGCCACACAACAGCCAACGCAGTCACAAACGCGACCGCCACAGCCACCCACTCACCCTTGCTCACCGTCTCATCAATCAGAGCCGTACCCAGAGCCGTCAAACCAGCCAGCACCGCCGCAATGATTGCCTTCGCATATTTCGTCATGATTTGAAGATACGCCCGCCCGCATCATGGCGAGGTCTCCTTCAACGGGCAACCACCACAACGATGCTCGTGCTGCCGTTCCAGGTTCGAACTTGAACAGGACTTGGTCGGACAGTTCAGTGCGTCGGTTTCTTCGTTTCCCGTAACTGCGTCTGTCTGAAGGTCTGTATGTCTGTCTGTCTGTGTTGGCCGTACGTTGGTACCAACATCGGTGCCAACGTTGGGGGTGACAGCACGGGCGGCTCCGGCTCGCTTCTTGCGTTGCCGCTCGCGCTCGGTCTCGCGTTTCGATAGCTGCGCGGCGAGCGACTGCCGGAACACGTCGCCGTGATGTTCGACCACATAGGCGTCTCCCTCATCGCGCCAGAACTCGGCTGCGATAAGGTCCTTCGCGGCCCGCTCCCAGTCGGCGCTTCCCGCGAACCGGCGCACTAGGTGCTTCTTGATGCGCATGTCCATGTGCTCAATCTGGAACAGCCAGTGCAGCGCCTCGGCGTGGGTGCGCACGGCAGCATCGGAGAGACTGGCCTCGGCACACTGGTCGAAGAACTCGACCCCGTACTTCGCCCAAGTCATCCAGCGCCCGCTTCGATGATCAGTGCGGCACCGGGGACACGGCGAGCTGGCTTGAGTGCGCGCCTGGCATCAGCTGTAGGTATGCTGGCTGGGGTCTTGTTTTCTGCCGCCTTGGTTTCCAGTCCGGGGCGGCTTTTCTCTGCCGTCGTCACGTGGCGCCGTCCCTGGCGGCCGCCTTAGTCCAGGCTCCCCTATCGAGGCCACCTGCGTTGGTTACGAGGCCCTCCGTGCGCATCCTGTTTAGGAGGACGCCCGCCTCGGAGCGGTCTATGTCTGTGAGAGCGGAGACCTTGTTGCGGCTGAGGCCGGGCTGGTCGTGCTTGGGGAGGACGGCGAGAATGCGGTCCTTCCGGGTCTTCTTCTTCTCAGTGTTCATACCCGTAACCTACACCCGGTGGGGGGAGGGTGTGGATATGGCGCAGGTAGAAATCGCCCGCGTTACAGCTAGTGTTTTTCCGTATTGCTCCCCTACTTCCTGTGTCCGGCGTTCTTCAGCCACCGTCGTGCGGTGGGTTCGTAGGCGACAGCCCACAGATCAGCGACCGCTCGTTGCGCCCCACCGGGCCTGCCCGTGTCGTCGGCCCACGCCGCGACGGTGGCGACGTTTCCCCAATGCGAGGGCGGCCAGGCCCGTTGCCCTTGAGGCAACGGAGCGGCGAGGCTCCGGTAGTAGGCTTCGCCGGGGTGGGTCGAGTCGCACATGTGCAGCGCCGCGACGTGCAGCAACTGGGCGGTGGGGAGTTTCGCGAGGCGCCCAGCGGTGACTGGTGTCGTGGCGGCGGCCTTGGGTTCGACGGTGAGGCTCGTTATCCGGGTCGGGCCTGTACTGGCGGTCAGGTGGATCAGCCACGGACACGCCGGGTCGTCGATAGTGATACCGGCCGTTGTCCGCGAGACGACAGCGTTTTTCAGGTTGATCATGCCCCTTATCTTGTCATTGCCTCGAAACGACCAGACCAGGATGTAGCGGCCAGCGTGGCCAGCGGGGATGCTTAGGAGCATGGCAGTGGTCGGGCGCGCATCAGTCACCATCACCGCCGACGTCACCAAGTTCGCCGACCAGCTGGAGAAGGCGCTCAACAAGGCACTCAAACAGGCCAAGCTCGACACCAGCGGGATTTCGAAGCGCATCAAAGACGCCTTCGATGATGGCGCCGACGACGCGAAACGTGCACTCAACTCGATCAACGCCGCCACCACATTTACGGCCCTGTCGCGGCAGGCCGCCGACGCCGGCGACGACATTGGCGACCGGATCTCCGCGGGCGTCGACAAGGCGGAACGTGCCCTGGGTGGCCTACTGCGGGCGGCGGTCCGCACGACCGTCGTATTCGCGCTGCTGACGGCCGGTATCACTATCCTCACTGCTGGGGTTGGTGGTTTGGCGGCTGGGTTTTCTGCCCTGGCCTCCGCGACCGCCGCGACCCTCAACGCCATCCCCGCGCTGATCGCAGGTGCCGCTGTCCTGGGCGCGGTCATCGGGACCGTGAAAGTCGCTACCGCCGGGATGGGCGACGCTTTCGCCGCCGTCGCCAGTGGGGATACTGCCGCGCTGGCCGAAGCGATGGAGAAACTCTCCCCCGCCGCCCAAGACGTCGTCACCGCGTTCGCCGAGTTCCAGCCGGTTCTGCAAGAGATCCAACAGTCCGTGCAAGAGGCGTTCTTCAAGAACATGGCGGACGACCTGACCGGCCTGGGTGAGGCACTGGCGGGGCCGGTCGGCGCGGGCATGACCGTCCTGGCCGGGCAGCTCGGGGAACTGGTGACCGGGTTCCTTAAGGTCGGGCAGTCCGCTGAAACCGTGACGTTCGTTGAGAATGTGTTTCGGTCGGCGTCGCTGGCGGTCGATAAAATGTCGGCACCCTTGGCGAACGTCCTTGAGGGGTTCATTGCGGTCGCCGATGCCGGGCTGCCCGCGTTCGACGGGTTCATTGACGGCCTGGCCAGTGCGACGGATGCGTTTGGTGATTTCCTGAAACGGGTCGCCGAGGTCGGTTTCACCGACGCGTTGAAGGAACTGTTCGACCCTGAGGCATTCACCGCCGGTCTGTCCACGTTGTTCACGAAGGCGCTCGAGTTTATCGCCACGTCCTTGCCGAGGCTGGCTGAGGCGTTCCTGGCTGGCCGCGAACAGTTTTTTAACGCCGTCCTCGCCGTTTTCTCGGCCATTGTGGAGATACTTCCGAAAATTGTTCCATCTATTCTCGAAGCGATTTTCGGGCTGATCCAGTCGATCGCGACGACCTTGGCGGCCGCCGCGCCGCAGCTGCTGGGTGCTGCGGTCATGTTCATTCAGGGCCTCGTTGATGGCATCACCACGGCACTACCCATCGTGGTCGCCAGCGCCGGGACGATCATCACCGAACTGATCACCGCGCTGATCGCCGCCGCGCCCCTGCTGATCCAAGGCGCGGCGACGTTGATCACCGGCCTGGCCGACGGCCTAGCCGAAAACGCGCCCCAAATCCTCGTCGGCGTCGCCTCCATAATAGAGGCACTCTTGACAGCGATCGTGGAGGCGCTCCCGTCGCTGGTCGAGTCGGGGCTCGGCCTGATCCTGGCCATCGCCGAGGGCCTCGTCCAAGCCCTCCCCCAGCTGGTGACGTTCATCGCCGGTGACCTGATCCCGTCGCTCGTCGAAGCCCTCATCGAAGCCGTCCCGCAGATCCTTGAAGCCGGAACCGAGATCATCACCGCCCTCGTCGACGGCGTCACCACCGCCATCCCCGAACTCGCCACCCTGATCACCACCGTCGTCATCCCCGGCCTGGTGACGGCCCTCACGACCGCGATGCCGCAACTACTGACCGCCGGCGTCGCGCTGTTGAAAGCGCTCATCGACGGCTGGATCAGCGCCGAGACGACCCTGTTGACGGCGGCGACCGAGTTGATTCCGGTGATCATCGGCGCCATCCTCGACCTGCTTCCTTTGTGGATCGAAGCTGGATTGACGATCATCACCGCGCTCCTGACCGGGCTCGTCGAGGCACTGCCGCAGATCATCGTTTTCGTCACCGAAATGATCCCCGCCCTCATTGAGGCGATTATTCTGCTGCTGCCGTTGCTGATCGAAGCCGGTGTGCAAATCATTGTCGCCCTGATCGAAGGAATGGTGGAGCAGCGTGTCGCCATCGTCACCGCGATCGTCACGAAAGTCATCCCCGCGCTGATTGATGCGCTGCTCACCGCCGTCGCCAAAACTGTGTCCGCGGGCGTGAAAATCCTGATCGGACTACTCGACGGTATTAAAGACGGCTGGGTCACCGCCAAAGCCTGGGTCATGGACCTCCCCGACAAGATCGTTACCGCCATCGGCAACGTCAAAGACCTCCTCTCTGATGCCGCCGGCGACATCATCGACGGGTTCGTGCAGGGCCTGAAAGACGGGTTCGCCGTCGTCGAGGACACCCTGGCCGACCTGACCGGTCTGCTACCCGACTGGAAAGGCCCCGCCGCCGTCGACCGGAAAATCCTGTCCGGCCCGGCCCGGTTGATCATGGACGGGTTCGCTAAAGACCTGCTGTCGGAGGCGACCCGTACGGTCATGCCCGCCCTGTCAGGTATTGGTGCCGACATCACCGCCAGCGTGGGCGGCGAAGCAGGCGCCGCCACCGGCGGGGCGGCCGGGCAAGGCGACATTTTTATTGGGACCGCCACCATCGATTTGGGTGAAGGCATCACCAAAGTCGTGGACATGAAATTCCGGCGCAGCACCGCCGACCTGAAACGAAACCTCGTCGCACGAAGTGGAGCAGCCCGATGACCATCACACTCACGTACGACGAGACCCTGTCCCGCGTCGTTATCACCGGCACCGACCTACCCGACGGGGTCGTCCGTATAGAACGCAGCATCAACGGGTTGTTGTGGACGACCGTCCGCGGCGGCGCCAGTCTCCCCGTCGACGGCGGCGGGTTCCAACTCTACGACTACGAATTCATCGCCTGCGCCCAGAATTTCTACCGCGCCGGCCCCGGCATCGTCGAAACAATCACCGCTCCCAGCACTGACCAGGTCAACGGCGACGACTGGACTGTCCCCCTGGGTGTTACTGAGCTGACATTCGAAGCGTGGGGCGGCGGCGGCCGCGCGCAAGGCAACACGCCACCGGCGTTCATCAACTCGGCCCGGCCCGGCGGAGGCGGGGCCGCCTACTCCCGGTCCAACATCCCGGTGTCCCCCGGCGAGACCCTGACCATCCGGGTCGGTGAGGGCGGCCACGACGGCGGGCAAACCGGAGACCATGATGGTGCGTCGTCGTGGATCAAACGCAACACGGCGACCCTGCTGGAAGCCGCTGGCGGCGAAGGAGCCTCCGGGCCGGCGACCCCCGGCGCCGGAGGCGATGCGGCGTTCAGTGTCGGGCAGATACGCCAATCCGGTGGCACTGGTGGGCTACGTGAATCCGATATCGGTGCTGGTGGTGGTGGCGGTGGGTCGGCGTTCGCGAACTCGAACGGCCTCGATGGTGCGCCGGGGGCTGCGGGTATCGGTGGCCTCGGTGGCGACGGGTACGGCGACGGTGGGGCCGGAGGCGCTGGGGAACCTGGTCTACGTTTGACCGGGTCCGTGGGGGCGTATGCGTCGACCCCCGATGAGGCGTCCCTCGACATTGTCGGCGACCTGGATATTCGTGCGATGGTCGCCACAACCGATTGGACACCCGGCTCCCAGGTTGGGATCGTCTCGAAGTGGAACACCGTCGGCAACCAACGGTCGTTCTTGTTGTCGTTGATGCCGACGGGGGTCCTCCGGTTCAACTGGTCGATCAACGGGACCGCGTCACTACAGGCCGAATCGACGGTAGCCGTGGCACCGGCCAGTGGCCCGCTCGCGGTCCGGGCGACCCTCGACGTCGACAACGGTGCCGCCGGTCGGACCGTCACGTTCTGGACTGCCCCGGCGTCACCAACGGCCATCGATTTCGGGCCATGGACTCAACTGGGTGTCCCCGTGATCACCGCCACCGTCACGTCGATATTCGTGTCGACCGCGCAAGTAGAGGTCGGGTCCTGGTCAACCGGGACCAGCCCGTTCACTGGGACCGCCTATGCCGCGCAGATCCGCAACGGCATCGACGGGACCGTCGTCGCCGACCCCCACTTCTACGAACCCGCCACCGACACCCCATCGTTTGCTGACGCGACAACCAAAACGTGGACCGTCAACGGGACCGCCAGAATCATCAACGAACCCACCGCCGGTTCGCAAGGGCAAGGCCCCGGCGGTGGCGGCGGCGGGCAAGGCAACAACCAGATCTTTCAACCCGGTATCGCCCTGGGTGGTGACGGCGCGTCCGGGCAGTTGAACGTGTACAGCTGGTATGGGTACCCGTTCGACACCGCTGGTCTGTCACTACCGGGGACCGCCGGGTCGTACGCGTCAACCCCTGACACTGCCGTCCTCGACATCGTTGGGGATATTGACCTGCGCGCCGACCTGACCCCCGACTCGTGGAACCCCGGCGTCCAGCAGGCGTTCCTGACCAAATACGACTCGTCCGTAGGGCAGCGGTCCTACTATTTCCGGATCGACACGTCCGGGCTGCTCACGTTCCTGTGGTCGGTTGACGGTGCTGCGTTCCTGACCGCCACGTCGACGGTCGTTCCCGCGCCGGGACCGGACGGGCGGCTGGCCGTGCGGGTCACCATGGACGTAGACAACGGGGTTGGGCAGCACGACGTGAGGTTTTGGACAGCCGACACGATGGCCGGCCCGTGGACCCAGTTGGGTGCGGCGTTCCTGGGTGGCGGAGTCACCAGTATTTTCGCGGGCACTGCCGACCTGATCGTGGGTGGTCGGAACGGCGGCACGGAGGACCTGTTCGACGGTGTCGTCCATTCGGTGCAGGTCCGTACCGGGATTGATGGTGTGCAGGTTGCGAACCCTGATTTCGATGCACAGGCACCCGGCACGACGGTGTTCACTGACGCGGCGGGCCGGGAGTGGACCCTGTTCGGGGACGCCGAGATCCAAGGCTCCGCGACGTTCGAAGACTCCATCACCCCCGTGCTCGACCAGGTGTGGTTGAAGTCCATCAAATACCCGTTCCTGAACCGGCCCGTCGACTGCCCCAACTACGGGGACAAGACCAGGACGTTCCGGGGTGGGGTGTTCGATGTGCAGGGCCGGTCGATGCCGATCGCCGTTACCGACCTGAAACGGTCGAAAGCGTGGACCATGACGATCCTCACCCACACCCTCGAAGAAGCCCGAGACATGGACTTGATCTTGGCGGCGAACCAGGTCATGTTCGTGCACGTGCCCTGCGAAGACGTCGATGGGTGCGGCCCCGTCGCGGCGGTCCCCGGCGGGTACGTCGTCACCCTCGACACCGTCGAACACCGGACCATCGCCGGGTCCCGCACTAGAGAATGGATACTCCCGTTGCGTGAAGTGGTGCAGCCGTCCGCGGAGATCGTCGGTGCCACCATGATCTGGCGTACCGTTTTGAATACTTATGGCAGTTGGGAAGCTCTCACAGCCAGTAACCCTACGTGGCTTGACCTGCTAAGAGATGTTGCCAGCGAAGATGCTCTAGTGGTTCTCTGATGGTGACCAGCTACTATGTACAAGACGAAACCGGCAGGTGTCTTCTCACCGGCCGGTCTCTGACCCACCTATCCGCTCTAACCGGAAAGGGGCTAGTCGTGAAGGCTACCCGAACCTGTTCACATCCTGATGGTTGCCCACGACCAGCAAAAGGACTAGGTCTGTGCCAAGCGCACTACATGCGGTGGTGGTCCAAAGGCAGTATCGGACCAGCAGAAATAGGAACCCAGGGGCGTCCCTTTGATGGGGGCAGGCACCCTAATTATCTTGGCGATCAGGTCGGGTATTCCGGTCTGCATATTCGGCTCCGTAAAGAGCGCGGATCAGCTGGTAACTATAAGTGCGTTCATTGTGGCGGCGATGCTAAACATTGGGCGTATGACCACACAGATCCAGCTGAACAGACAGACGAAGCATACGGTGTATACAGCACGGACATGTCTCGATATATCCCATTGTGCGTATCATGTCACCGCGTCTTTGATGACGCCCCCGTATGCAAGCTGGGCGGGAAACGACCGCTACGAACTCACTGCAAGCGTGGCCACGAGATGACCGCAGAAAACACGGTTTACCGTAAAGATGGTGGTCGTGGATGTAAGTCGTGCCATCGAGAGTCGTATAGGCGACGTGCAGCACAGATCAAGGAAACACTATGGCTGTTATCAACGTGAAAGTCGGTGCCGCCACACAATCGGCCGTCACCGTCGTCACCGAAGTGTCGTCGGCCGCGGTCGTCCGGGTCGCCGTCGCCACAAATCCAGCGTTGACTGGCGCGACCTATTACGGTCCGGTCACGCCCGCCACGCAAGGCGCACACTTCGTGGCCGTCGTTCCCATCAGCGACCTGAACGCCTCGACCCGGTACTACTACCAGGTGGAACACAACGCGATCCTCAACACGACGTTCCCCGGCGAGTTCATCACCAACCCGGTCGCCAACACGCCCGCGTCGTTCACGGTGTGGATGGGCGGCGACTCCGGACTCACACCCGCCTCACCCGGTATCGGTGCCGTCCTAGCGTCCAACCGGATCTCCAACCACCCGATATCTGAGACGATCCGGTCTCGCGCCGTCACCGAGGACTGGCTGTTCGGTATTCATTTGGGTGACGAACACTATTACGACCTCCAGTCTGGTTTGCATGGGATTGTGGGTGGCCCGTCGCTGGCGAACTACCGGCGCGCCAAATCGGATGTGCAGCTGCAAACCAATCAGCACCGGTTGAATCGTTCGTGCCCGATGATCTCCATGTACGACGACCACGACTTCCTCGCCAACGACCTCTCAGGTGTCGCTGATCCGGTCGCCGCCGCGAGGTTCGCGCAGGTGTACCGGGAACGCGAACCCCACTACCCCCTCGAAACCACCGACGGTGTCTATTTCTCGCACCTCGTCGGCCGCATCCTGTTCGTCGTCCTCGACTCCCGCTACTACGCCTCCAACAATTCGGACCCCAACGACGCCAACAAAACGATGCTCGGGACGGCACAGAAAACGTGGCTGCTGCTGACACTGGCCACCACCAACGCGAAATTCGTGGTTATCGTCGGGTCCCGGCAGTGGACCCGCACCGGCGGCGACGACACGTGGGCCGCGTTCCCCGCCGAACGGCAAGAACTCGCCAACCTGTTCACCGGCCTCGGCATTACTGACCGGATGTGCATGGTCGCCGCCGACCGGCACGCCGTGAAACTCCTGGCGACGCAGCCGTGGGGCGGGTTCCCGTACATGCTCGCCGCACCGTTCGATGCCGACGGTGTCGCCCCCGAATACGACTACCCCGACGGGCTACCCGACGACCCCGGCAACAGCCACAGCCAATACGGGACCCTGGCGTTCGATGACGACGGTGAACGGATCGTCGTCACCATGTCGATCTGGCGTGGCCTCGTCGAACTCGGTTCGCAGCAGATCACCGTGGAAACCCCTGCACCGCCGGTCGTACCGTCCCGGTCGATCATGCACGCGTTGACCTCTGGTTCCCACCAGATCGCCCTCGAAGCGCGCGTCGTCACTGACTACCAGGACGGCGACGACCCCACCGGCACCGACATACCCATCATCACCGGCAGCGTGGTTCTGGATGGGACCGCCGACATTTACGGCACCATGTCCCTCGAGACAGACGGCGACGGGATGTGGCCGCAACGCGCCGCCGACCTGCTCTCCCCCTACGGCAACGAAATTTTCGTCCGCCGCGGCGTCTACGCCGATTCCACGATCGTGTGGGTTCCGCTCGGGTATTACCGGATACAAGAAGGCAACCAACCCGACACGCCGGCCGGGCCGATCACCATCACCGGCCTCGACAGGATGGCCGGCCTCATTGACGCGAGGCTGCTCGCACCGCGCCAATATTTGGCGACCCACACCGTCCGGTTCGTGTTCGACGACCTCGTCAAAGAGATCTACCCGGCGGCGTCGATCCGGTTCGATGACCCGCTGATGGAATTCTCGGCACTCGGCCGGTCCATCGAATCCGAGGACTCGAGGTACGACCTGCTGCGTGAGATCGCCACGTCGTTCGGGAAAGTCATGTTCTGGGACACCTCCGGTGTGTTGCGGGTCGAATCGGCGCCGGACCCGTCCGAGCCGGTCTGGAATTTCATGGCCGGCCGTCGCGACGGTGTCCTCCTGGAAGCGTCTCGATCGGTGTCGCGGGATGGTGTCTATAACGCTGTCGTGGCGACGGGTGAGGGCGCGGGCGGGGATGTCGACCCGGTGCGGGGTGTCGTGTGGGACGACAACGTCTATTCGCCGACCTATTTTTTCGGCCGGTTCAATCAGGTCCCGAAATACTATTCGTCGCCGATGATCGTCTCCCAAGTACAAGCCGTTGCCGCGGCGCGGGCGATGCTGCAACGGAACCTCGGGTTCCCGTACAACGTGTCGTTCCAGATTTCCCCGAACCCAGCGGTGCGGCCGTTCGACCCGATCAAAATCATGTTCGAAGACGGCGAGGTCAACACGCACGTCGTCGAGTCGATCACGATCCCGTTGACCAGTGATGCGGCAATGAACGGGACAACCCGCGAACAGACACAAATCTCGATAGGCGGCACCTAGCATGTTTAGTGACGAGATAGCTACCCTGTTGACGCAAACCAACCAGCAGCCGCTACTGTCGGGGCTCGGCGAGCCGGGCGGTGAGGCCCGGTACGGGCAAGGAAAAATCCTGTCGTGGGACCCGACATCGTTCGAAAACCAGATCGCCTACCGGGGCGGGGTCCTGTCGAACCTGCCGGTCCTGTCCGGTCCCGACGCGTTGACGTACCGGCGCGACGATGTCGTGTCGATCATGTCGTTCTCACCGAACCGCGGGGCCACCGTGTATTGGATTATGGGTCGCGTCATCATCCCCGGACCCGGCCGGGGCGCTGAGGCCATCGAATGGATGACCGGTGAACTGGGTCGCCGTATCTCCGCGTCGGTGTTCGCCGACCGCGTCTACTTCGATGAGGTGTTCACCTCCGAAAGCGGTGCACCAATCGCTCCAACGTTCGCCGACCTGGCGACGTTCGGGCCTCAGGTTACCGACGTGGAGGTAACCGAGGCCGGGAAAATTATCGTGTTCCTGGGTTGTGGTTTTTCGATGCCTGCGGCCGGTCAGGCGTCAGGCGCTATGTCGTTTGAATTGGACGGGCCATCCGTAGGAGTTCCTCAATACGCCAGATCTGTGCAATTGGGTACCAACGGACCGAATGCTCCACTACTGTTCGCCAGCTATACCCGGCATGAAACGTTGGATGGTCTACAACCGGGCCAATACACAGTTACCGCCAAATACAGCAGTGGCAACACCAATGGTCCGGATGTGGTTTTCACGAACCGTGAACTCATGGTCATTGCATTCTAAGGAGAGACTGTTATGCCGGACACGAATGTTTTTGACCTGCCGTACGAGAACCTCGGCGACGAACCTGGGCACAGTCTGCACGGCGGCCAGTTCGGTACCGAGGATATTCTGGCGATCGAGGTGGAGCGGGTCCTGATCGCCCACGCCGCCACCGATACGTCCCTGGAATCGCGGATCGCCGCCCTCGAAGCCGGCGCCCTCATCAAGAGGTGGCAGTTGATTTCGCAAGGCACCGCGGTGGGGCCGGCGTTCACAATCCCCGTCGAAGCCGGCGTCTACTCGCAGCTGCGTCTGTCGCTGCACGGCGACCTCGACGGCGCCGGGAACGTTGAGCTCCGCGTGAACGGGGATACGACGGCTGCCCTGCACCGGTCGGGGATGCTGGTCCGTGACGCCGCGGGTGTCTTGGACAACAACTATTTCTCGGACGCGACGCAATGGCGTCTCGCGGAATGGTCGACGGTGGAGGGGAACACGGCTGTCTGTCACATGATCCAAACCGACCTGACCGATTTCGTGTCGTTCCTGTGCACCGGCTCCCGGATTTCGTCGTCGGCGACGTCGCACCAACTGTCGCAGTCGTGGGGCCGTTTGGTGACAGCCCGGCAGGTATCGAGTTTGAACGTGCGGCCGCAGCAGGGCGCGGGGACGCCGGGGTTCGCGTCTCTGTCGTGGTGGTTGGAGGGTCTCCCCACGTAGCCTACCGGGTAGGTGTTGCCGGTTGTGCCGGTAATGTGCCACAGTGTGTTGATCACTAACCTGCGGAGGCGGTTTCATGGCTTGGCGACTGGCGCGCTCACTAGAAACCCTTCGATCCGAGATCCTGTCCCTGCACCCTGGGACAACCTTTTGGACTATCGGGGACCCTGCGCACGCTGATACGTGGAGTGATCACAACCCGAACGCGGCTGGTGTCGTATGCGCCGCCGATGTCCTAGGCGACAAGGGGTTGAACCTCGGCCAGTTCGCCGAAACGGTCCGCACATCAAACCACTCGGCGTTCAAGTACGTCATCTTCAACCGCCGCATCGCCAGTAAGGGCGGATCTTGGCAGCCGTACTACGGCGATAACCCGCACACCACCCACGTACATGTCTCGGTCGGTACCGGCCCTGACGGCAGGTCGACTGGACCGTACGACAACACGACCCCTTGGGGTATAGGCAAAGGAGCAGACATGCCGATTACTAAAGCTGACGCAACACTCATTGCAGACACGCTGCTGGAAACCTCTTGGGCGAAACCGTCCGGGGCGACCTATTCGCGGCCGAAAACCTGGATCGTCAAAACCCGGCTGGACTCTGCCGTCAACAACTCGATCAAGGGGTGGCGCAAAGCTGACGAACTGCTAGCCGGCCAGGCCGCGATCCTCGCCGCCGTGAAAGGCGACGACGCGCCCGCGATTCAGGCCATGGTCCGGGCCGAGCTTGACCGTGCTGCCGCGGCTGAAACGAAACTCCGCGCGGCTGAACGTGAAGCCCTCGTCGGGCCGATGGCCGCTGCTGTTGCCGCTGCTGTCGACCACACCCTGGACACCAAGGCAGTCGAACAGGCACTGCGTAACGTCCTGGGTTCCCTGGACGGCGTCTAACAGGTGTGGCCGTTGACGTTGTGGGGCGCGACGAATGGCGCGACGACCTCACCCAAATGCGCACCGACATTGCCTCCCGGCTGCCACGCGAGGTGTACACCGCCGAACAGCGGGCACTGGAATTCAGGGTGAGCACGTTGGAGAAACAGGTACCCAAACTCGCCGACGAGATCGGCGACCTGGAGAAGCGGCGTGTCGACCGGACCATCAACAAACGCCGGTACATAATCGCCAGTATTGTTCTGCCGGCTGTCGCGATCGCCGTGACCATCCTGCTGTTTGCGATCCGGCCATGACCGGGCCAGCTAGGGAACGGTGGATCAGTTGGGGCGTGTGGCTGGCTGTCGCGGTCCTGGCTACCGCGATCGCATTCGTCGGCTACTACCTGATCAAACAGGGCGAACAGATAAATGCGTTCGCCTCTGCCCTGACGGCTGAGCAGGATGCGGCCCGGTCCCGCGGGGAAACACCCGTCGCCCCGGAGCCGTCCGAGCTGATCGAGGAACCCACCTATGAGGCGCCCGAACCCCAACCGGCGCCCGGCCCCACCGACGCTCAGGTTCTTTCCGCAGTTGCCTCGTATTTTGCCGACCATCCGGTTGAGGACGGGGAGACACCCAGCGCCGCAGCGATCGCGGCCGCCGTTTCCAACTACCTGACCGAGAACCCGCCCTCACCTGGTGAACCCGGTCCCGGTCCGACGGCTGAGCAGGTGGCCAGCGCCGTAGAGATCTACCTGATAGCTCACCCGCCCGAACCGGGTCCACAGGGACCGGGGCCGACAGCCGAACAGGTCGCGGCGGGAATCGAAGATTACCTACTGGAACACCCCGTCGAGCTCTGCCCAGATGGGTATGAGTCGCAGGCCCACGAATTGTTGACGGCCAGCGGGGCAACCATCGAAGCGGCCGTGTGTGTCGCTGTCCCCGAATAGACGAATAGCCGGGCTACTGGTGTCGTCACTGCCAGTGGCCCGGCCTGCGTGCTACCCGACCTGAGGCTATCAGGAGGGGCCGTGTCGCGGCCTGCGGTTCGCGACAACGTTCAGGTGGTGCGGTGCTTCTGGATGATGTGGGGCAGATGCTCCGTGGCCTCGGCGACCGCCTTGACGACGGTTGCTTTCGCGGCGTCCACGCCGTCGTCGGTGATACCGATACCAACGAACTCGTCCCCCAACAGGGCATGCCCGACAGGCAGGAACAGGCGGATCACGTCACGGTATTCGGTGTTGATCGGGTCGTCGTTGTATCCGTCGCTGAGGTCGCTCAGATTGATTTGAGTGGCGTCGTCTACCAGGTCATCCCAGGTGCCGAGTATACGAATCATGGTGCTCCTTAGATGGGGTGGCCCGGCCCTGTAGGGCCGGGCCGGGTGGTTACGCGAGGTGGGCAAACTTGTTGGAGGTGTAGTGGTGTCCATCTTTGAAAGTGTGGTGGTTGGTCAGTACGTGCCATCCGGGATTGAGTTTGAAATCGCCTCCATCGAAGAGGTTGGGTCGGGGGTTTGTGGCGGTCCGTGCTGCTTCGTAGTCATAAATCTGGTAGGTCTTGGTGGACTTGCGTACTGTGTTGTTGCTGTCGGTGGCGAAGTTGACGCCTCCGAATCCGCTGTGGACGGTTTCGTTGGTGATTTCGATGTCTACGGTGACTGTGACGTATGCCTGCGAGGCGGCGTCGCCCCGGCGGACCAGCTGGGTTTCGTAGGTGCCGGGCAGGATTGTGTAGGTCTGGTGGTCGGCGGCGTAGGAGGTGTGGTTTTCGTGGCGTGGTTCGGATTGTTCGGTGAAGGTCACGGTGCCGATGGTTTCGCGGGTGTAGGCGCCGGGTGTGATGAAGGTCTGGGCGGTGGTTCCGGTGGTTTCCATATACCCATATTGACACGGGTTTGGTGGGTGAGAGTCATACTTTCGGTTAAACCCACACCCACCAAACAGACATCACTTACCGGACTCCAGTTGTTCGGCGCGTTTTCGTAGCTGTGTGGCCGCTTCGTGCATTTCACCGAACTGGTCAAAGGTTCCCTGGTCGATCAACAGTCGAAGATAGTCGGCGCCGTCTCGCAGCGCTTGAGCGGCAATGTGTGGGGCGGCGGCGTGGAGTCCCCGCAGTACGTCGTCCCACGATCCCTCCCGTTCCATCGCTTCATGGGCAGCCGACTTCGCGGCCTCAGACAGGTTCATCGTGTGCTCCTTGCCTGTTGTGGCTGGTACTGGTCGGCGCCGGGGTAGCCGGGGTGGTTGGTGCGGTTGCCTTGGCCGGGGCGTGCGTCGCGCCATTTCAGGACGGTCTCCCGCCGCCAGTACGCGGTTTGTCCGACGCCGGCGTCTCCGCGTTTCGCTGATTGCAATAGTGGCGACCGGCCTACAGCGTTCCGGTACGCCCCGTAACTGTGCCCCACTAGGGCGGCGGCTTCACGGGTAGTGATCCATTCATCATCCATCGTTGTTTCCTGTCTATGATCGGGGTGGTTATCCATGGGTTCCCCGGCTGTAGCGTTGAGGCAGCCGGGGGACAACGCGTTACGGGATCGACCAGTAGTAGCGAAACCCGTCGTTGATTTCCGGGGGCGGGTCCTGGGCGAGGTGCCCTTTCTCCTGTTCGAGACCGTGTGGGCCGGTGACTCCGGGGCGTTGACTGGTCCATGCCCCTATTGATTCACCGTCCGAGAAGCACTCGGCGATGAGGTACGCGTCCGGGTATGGTTTGTCGAACGGCGGGTATTCCGGTGGCGGCCCGTAACTGTTGTGGTCGCCGGTGTGCCCTTCAACGCATTTGCACCACTTCGTTTCGTTGCGGGGGTCGACGGCCCCGCACTCGCCGGGACGAGCGTCCCCGTGGAACCGGTTGCCTAGCAGCATGTTGGCTATGACCTGTTCAGCGGTCAGACCGTAAGGCCGTCCGGATTCGGTGGCCGCTGATGTCAACGCGTCGTCAACGGTCATTCGGTGACCTCCGTCCACTCTCCACGCCAGACGGGACGCTGTACTTCGCGCGCCTTCATTGCGGCGGGCAGCTCGTCGATCGCTGTTGGCCGCTGTCCAAGCGCGGACGGTGCGACTGTTGGCGTGCCGTCAACTGCGCTTGAGTACTGGACGCCGTACTGGATGGTCTGCTCACCCAGCAGCGGAAGGGCGGCCAGCAACGCTGCCTCTACCGCGCCGAGGTCGGTACGTCCGTACAGGATCGTCAGGGTCGTAGCGCACGGATACCGGGTGGGGAGCCGCCCCGCATCCGGGTCCGAGCACTCAATGCAGAAGCCGAGTTCTGCACCGTCGTCGCGGTCGTGCAGTTCCCGGACCCGCGCGATAGCGGCGGCTAGAGCGTCGGCCTTGGCGATCTCGGCGCGGTAGTCGGCGAGCAGTCCGTTATAGCTGTGCGCGTCATCCTCTGCATCGCTCTCCGCAGCCTCCAAGCGAGCCTCGGACCGGATCAGGCGGGCGTACGTTCGGTGCTCGACGGTGCTGTACAGGGCCGGGTTCAACCGCATGTATTCGCCGAGCTGTCTCGTTTCAGCGTCGCTCAATGGCGTGTGCTTTTCAATCACGATTCCTCCCCGTTCAGCCCGGCGATGGTGGCGCACGGCCATGTCTGGGAGCAGGTGTCGCAGTAGTCAACACCGTCCTCAGTGATCAAGGAGTGCTGCTTGCGGACCCGCGCGGTAGCGTGCTCCAGTCGCAGGGCCTCCTCCTCCAGCCGCTCCCGAGGCATCAAGCCGAAATAGGTGGCGGTACGTGGCTCAGACATCGCTGGCCTCCTTGTTGTCTAGTGCGGCCAGGATTTCGCGAGATAGGTCGTATGTGGCGCTGCTGCCGCCCTGCTCACAGTGGTGCGAGCGGGCGCGGTCTGCGACTTCCCGAACCCGCTGGATCGCGGCTATTGCGTCGGCGAGTTCGGCGGCCAGCTTCTCGTTCTTGATTTCCACGTCGTCCAGCAGAGCCTTCAGCAGCGCCTTGCTCGTGTAGGGGTCATCGTCGTCGTTCGCCCTCCTATTACGTTCCCGGTTGGCGGCGGCATCCGCTATAGCCAGATGGGCGGCCAGGCGGGTGTTCTCGGCCAGCAAATACCGGAGGTCATCCGGGGCATTGGCGATCAGCTCGGCGTCCTGGTGGGCAGTTCCACCGTCGGGGCCGTAACCGGTGTACGCCACCAGAATGCCGCCCGCGGACTTCACGGCGTGAGACCGGAAGCCACGGAAGTCGACGCTGTACCGGTTCCACGGCTGACTCGACGCAGCCGCGAGCCGTTCCCGGATCTGTGCGGTGCGGTCGGTGTCAATCACCGGTGGCCTGCCGGACGGTCGCCGGTCAGCAGCCGGCTCGGCGGCCATGCGGGCGTTGTGTGCCATGGCGGCACCAACAGCGTCACCCATACTCGGATACGTGTCAGGCATTGTTCGATCCTTCCTTTGTCTCTTGTGCCCCACGGGAGAGCTGCACTCCTGACGTCCTGGTGGACGCTTTTTCGTCGGCCTACTCGGCGGGGCGTGTGCCCGGTGCCGTACCGGGCGGTAGAGGTCAGTCGTCGTATTCGTCGTCGAGGCTGTGGTCGTGCGCACCGGAGTCGTGGCAGCCCCAACAGGTCTGGCATTGGTGGCAGTCGATGCTTGACCCGCATTGGCAGCGGCGATCGTCGTCGTATTTCATTTCGTTCTCCTTCGGTGGTGGCCGGAGAGCCGGGCTCCGGCCGGGTGGGTTACTTGCTTGCTTCGTGGCAGCGGGTGCAGAGTTCGTCCTCGCTGTCTTCAACGGCCAGTGCCCCGCAGACGTCGTAGCACCAGTTGGGGCAGATCGGGCAGTGCCACTGTTCGTCGCTGCCGACTCCCCCGTTGGTGGTCCACCCTTCGCATCCGGCGAGGTCGCGTAGTTCGTTGAGGCCCTCGGTGCTGGTGATTTCGTCGCCGCAGTTGTTGTCGCAGGTGATGGTGTGGGTGGTGGTGATCATTTTGGGCTCCTCGGTGGGTGTATACCCATATTGACACGGGTTGCGGGTGGGTGCATCAACCGTTCGGACACACCCAGGTCGGTCATACGGTCAAACGTCGGCAGCCAGCCCATCAGCATCGCGAACGCCGCGCCCCAGCGAGTAGCCCAGTACCGCTCCCGGGATTCGAACCCGGACTGAACTGACTTTTAAGGTCAGCGCTTCTACCTGTTGAGCGACAGCGGTTCATCATTTCGTGGCCTCCGCCATCGCGCACTCAGGACAATGCGCGGTCTCGGACGGCCGATCCACCTCGATACCGGTCGGGTAGTGCTCGGCGCACCACACCAGCCCGAACATCGACACCCCGCCGGGCGATCGTGCTAGGACTGCGACGGCTTTGGCGGTCAGGTTGAACATCCCGGCCGACCCGAGCCTGTCCAGCGGCTGATCGTCTGGTTGCGGGTTCTCGGGGGTCTTGCGGTACGTCGCGATGTGCTGGCCGCCGGCGGGGAGGACGCCGGCGGCCTCGGCCCGCCACATCTGACTCACACGGTCGCGTTCGTAGTCACTCATGTCGGCGAGCTCGGCTATCCGCAGCGGCACCGCGACTTGCAGCATCGTCAGCAGAATCCACGATTCGGCGTGTATCTGCCCGGTCATGCGGCACCCGCAAACGGTCCGAGGATCTCGACCAGCCGCGCCAGATGACGCGCGGAGATCAGCCGATCTCCGCGCTCCCACTGGCAGATGGTGGCGGCAGAGAGTCGCAACTGGGTGGCCAGCCGCTTCTGACTGAGGCCAGCGGCGTGACGGGCCTCAGTCAGGGCGCTACCCTGTGGCAGGGCGCGGTCTTCTGTCGCGACAGCCAGCAGAGGGTAGAGGCGGTTCCGATCCAGCGATGCGACCGGTGCTCCCTCCTTTGCGATCTTCCGGCGCTCCGCCACTGACAGGCCGCCGAAAATCCCGTGCGCCTCCTGCCCGTCGATGGCGTGTTGCAGGCACTCGATCCGGACCGGGCAGGAGGCGCAGACCTGCCGGGCCGCCTCGGTCGGGGTGTACTGCTCGGGAAAGAACACGTCCGGATCATCCACCCCGACGCATTTCGCGTAGCCCATCCAGGGTTTGAATTCCAGGTCCAGCGTCATCCCGCCACCTCCAGGTCGAACAGGGCAGGCTGCACGAATCGACGAACGGTATGGCAGGTGCAGGCACACCGCCACCGGCAATCACCGGCCCGGAACGTGCACGGCCCGACAGGACCCCGCGTCGCATACCACTCCGGTTGGAGCCGGTGCGCGCAGCGGTGGTGCCGGCCCTGCGTGCAGTACCCGCTGTTGCCGTACTGGCAGGGGCATTTCACGGTGTCTCCCGGGTGTTCCAGCCGCACAAAAGGGCGGCGTCAGCGATGCGTTGCGGGGTTAGATTGCTGCGCAGTTTCACCAGCGTGCCGCGCGTGGAGATTATGGCCTGCCACCGCTGATCATCGGGAACATCGCAGGACGCATTGTGTGACACCTCTACAGCCACATCGGGGTGTTCGGTTTCCCATATGGTCCTACCGGTGGCCCGCCGGTAGGTTCGCTGGAAACCGATGGCACGGCCGTATCTGACCAGCTCGCGGATGGTCACCTCGGGTGTGGGTTCGTCGTGCCCGAGGTCGCCGTCGCAGCGCATCCCCAAATCTCCGATGTGCGGGCAGCCGCCATCGGTGGCGTGCGTGAAGTGCGTTCCATCGGAGGGTTCACGCAGTTTCGCCGTGGCGCGGTCCATCAACGATTCGGCTATCCGACGGCCACGCTCCACAGAGCCACGCCGGATCTTGATCGAATTGGTCTGCGGTTCGGCCAGTGGGTCACGCATCGCGGTCCTGCTTTCGTGTCTGTGCGTTGTGGATGATTGCGGCGCGGCGTTGCTCCCAGGTCGGTTCGGTCCATTGGTGCCAGCCGACCGGGTGGGGCATCCACCGCGAACAGTGGGAGCGCTGGGGTTCACCGCACCAGCGGCACGCGGACGGGTCACGCATCACGGTCCGCCTCGTCATTGATGCGGCGGAGTTCGGCAACCCGCTTTACGGTGCGGTCGCATACGTCCCGCCAGTTGTTCCCGCGAATGAACTCGAAATACCAGTACGGTTCCCCGCCTGGAGTTCGTGCATTGTCAGCGCGTTCGGTGCAGTAGATTTCTGATTGCCAGCAGGCGCCGAACTGGTAGACGTCTCCTCGGATCGGGTGATTCATCGGCCCGCCTCCCGGCTCTTGTCGGTTTCGACAATGGTCAGAAGCGAGGTCACACCGACCATCAAAATCCACAGTTCGTGTCCGTAACTGCCAGTGGCTCTGGCTCGCAGGCAATCGGCCCACTGTCGCCAAACCACGGAGACGGCCCACGGCAACAATTCGGCGTCGCGTTCACCGGTCATGGCGCAGAGCAGGACACGGTCAGCGTCCATTGGTAGCCTCCAATTCGGCCACGGTGAACGGGCCACGCAGGTGCCGGTTGCACACCGGGTACGGGTCCTCGTTGGGGTATTCGGGGTCGATCCGGCGGCCGACAGCGAACCGGTTGCACGGTTCCTCGCTGTCGTTCCGGTCCACCGCTTCGTGGCATTCGTGGTACGTGACTCGCCACGTCGGATGCCATGGTGCCCTCGACCCGTCCTCGTCGAGCCGGACGAATATGGATTCGTTCGCTGACACGATTCGACCGTTCTTGCCGTCAACGGTGACCAGGCCACCCCGGTACGCGGGGACCCGGTAGTAGTTGCGGACATAGGACAGACTCATCGCTCGTCCTCCGTCTGCTCGTCGTCGTTCAGGCAGTCGGAGTCGCCGTATGGAGGTTCGAGTCCAGCCGCGCGGAGCCGCTGCTCGTCATGCTCGTCCCGGGACCTGGCAGCGCACTGGCCAAGGTCGTCAGCGACCTCGCTGTAGGCGGTTTCTCGGTCGGGGTTGGCGGCGTAGATGCTGGCGTGTATCTCCAAGATCTCGGCCTCGATGATCGGCCGGACAGCAGCCACGACAGCGCGGGCGTCCTCCGAGCACGGGTCGCAACTCTCGCCAGGTTCGCAGGCACAGCCGGCACCGCCCGCAATCACGACCTGCGTGGCCCGCTCGGCCGGGGTCAGATCGTTCATTGGCCGGCCTCCCCGTCGTCTGCGCGGTCGCGGATGGAGTCGATGAGTGGGTGTTCCCCGCCCGCGTCGGTGAGGGCGTCGGCGGTTTCTCGCAGCAGGTGCGGCCGGATCTTGGTGACAACGGTCTGCGCGAACTCGTCGACTTCGTATTGGCCCATTAGGTTGGTCATGCTGCCGTGGTCGTTGATGAGTTCGGCGACGGTTTGCACGGCCCGTCCGGTGGGGGTTAGTTCGCTGTCGAGCATGTCCATTAGCTGTCCTTTTGCAGGTCGTGTTGTTCGTCGGTGGTCCCGTCGTGGTGGAGGATCAACCATTCACCGTCGGGGTATTTCGTGTTGGTGATGTACACGGGGTGGTCAGCGGGGGTGCGGAGGCTTCCCTGGAACACAGCTAGGCCGAGTGCTTTGGCGGCGTTCGGGTTGTCTCGAACCCAGGCGCGGCAACTGGTGGGTTTGGGGTTGGTTGCGGTCCCGCACATGACCACCAGGTTCGATGGCCAGTGGCTCCCCCCGTATTCGGGGGACAGGATGTGGTGGAGCGACCACGTGACGTTCCACCCTTCCCACAGTTCCGGGTCGGTGACCTCGCTACCGCATTTGACGCAGCAACATTGGTCGCGGTCCAGGACGGCCTGGATCGTCGCGTGGTGGCGGGTACCGGTCAGGGCGGTCATGACGCGGTGTTGAGGCTGGTCACGAAGTCGTGGATTTCGCGGCCGACGTCGGCGAGGGACAGAATTCGGGCGGAGTCGATGTCGGCTTCTGCGATGGTGGAGACCTTCACGTCGTCGGGGTGGTCACTGTCGACAAAGAAAGTGACGTTGCCGATGACGATTCGTAGGGTCTGCTTGTTGCTGCGCTCGCTGTAGTAGTCGCTCATGTCTTGCTCCTCGGGGTGGGTGGGTCTTCCATATTGACACTAGTCGGGTGCCGGGCCGGGCGGATCAACCGAACGGCCAGATCCGCCTGGTCTGTCCGGTTAGTCGTCGGACGGTGAACCGGTTTTCAGGGTGAGCATGGACAGGCGGGCGGGGACGGTCGTCCCGCCGTCGTGGACGTACGCCCAGTGTCCGCCGTCGATGTCGGTGGTGAGGTTGACTATCCGGCCGTCGAACTGGTCGACCGGGTTGTGTGTCTCGGCGCGGACGGTGTCGCCGATCGCGAAACGGTGGCTGGCGGTGGTACCCATGGTGGTGCCTTTCAGGGGAGGTTGGTCACCGTGGTGACCTGGTGGTTTGTATCAAAACTGGGGAGGTTGGTCACCGGACTAAACGGTGTGGGTGGTTTCGTAGGCGTGGACGACCTCGGCGAGGCTCCCGGTGCTGGTCTCGAAGGTTCTGGCGATGGCGTGGGCTTCACGTGCGGTCATCCCCGCGTGGAGTTGCAGCGCGGTTTCACCGAGGTAGTGGTGGACGGTAGCGGCGTAGAAGCCACGGCCTATGTCGGTCGTGTCGGCGGCGTACTGCTGGTACCCGGTGCGGGCTTTCGTGAGTTCGGTTTCTGCTTTGACGAGGATGCGTGTGGTGGTCATTACTCGATAATGGCTCGGTTACTGGGGGTGTGCGTCAACCGTTCGGTCAGGATCGTGCATCGAACGGGCGGCTACCGGAAAGCGGCATCGAACAACGTGGGCGGTGGGTCTACTGTCACGCCGAGGGACCGGGCGCACCGGCCACACGACACGGGTTGATTCGTCGCCGTCAACCGGACCAGTTCCCCACCGGACATGCCGACACGACACACCGGCGCCGGCACCGACAAGCCACCAACCCACGCCGTCACACCCACCGCATGCACGGTCCCTGACTGGCCGATCCTTGCGTTCCTGCCGGTGAAACGAGCCGTGTGATGAGCGGCCAGAAGCGTCAAGCTCTGCCCTATCGAGTCCACTGGTCTCCCGCTATGATCGTGGAATCCGCTAGACGCGGGCATGAAAATACCCGCCAAACTTGGCAGCCCGGCGGGTACTTCACAACTTAGAAAGAATAACGACGAAAGAGTAACATGAATACTGAGCATTCTAGTTCGGCTACCCCCGATGACGGCCCGGTCCATGTTCAAACCGGCCGCACCTTCCCTTATTCACAGCCCGGCGACTGGGTGATGATTGCTGACCCGTTGGTGTTGTCTGCCCAGCAGAAAGCCCTGTACGTCGTGTTGTGCGGTCACACGCGACCGCACCAAGGTCGCATGACGTGTTGGCCTACCCAAGAAACCTTGGGGGCGATGCTGGGCGTTACACCTCGAACGATCCACACGTGGATTGAACGGCTCAAAGCGATCGGCGCTATCGACGCCGTGGAGTATCGCGAGGGTGGACACCGGCGGTTGCGGATCACAGTGCACCAGACACCACCGGACGACTACGAAGGTCCTATCTCGTACGGGTCCCGCGACGGCTGGTACGCCCGCCGGAAACGGAACGAACACATTCAATCTGATCAAGCACCCACCGGAAACTCACTTCCGGTGGCGGGGGGGTCCACCGGAAACTCACTTCCGGTGGCGGGGGGGTCCACCGGAAATCAGCTTCCGGTGGCCACCGGAAATCAGCTTCCGGTAAAGAACACCAATACAAGAACACCAGACAAAGAACTAAGAACTAAACC